TTCAAACCAGCACCATCAATGGTTTCTAGTGGTTCCTTTTCAAGAAACAGTTCTTCACCAGCAGCAATGGTGATGTCTCTGGATCCGAGAACTTTATACTCATTACGGAGAGGATCGGCAGCAGCGGCAGCATCATCGATAGTAAGAATAATGCTACCAGTAGTATCATTCAATACTCTAACCAATCTAGCTTTACCCAGATTGGTGGGGGCAGAGAGAGTAACCTCAGTTGCCTGTACAATAACTCTACGTGACATGTCAATACTCGGTTCTTACTAGACTATTTATCTTGTTGTGCTTTTAGGAACTTGGCAAGATCCGCAGTGCTACCAACAAACATAGTGTTGTTTGTTGTATTGACTTCCTTGCTCTTCTTGGGTGCCTCAATATCAGCAACCTTCTTGTGGAGATCTGCCAGTTTGTCTGCAACATCACCGACGTGCTTAATCAACTGACCAGCAACCTCATAAGCACGAGGTTGATCAGACTCCTGTGCCAACTCAAGAATACCATCCACTGCTTCCTGACCTTTCTCGATCAGAGCATAGAGATGACCCCTGCTGTACTCATAGTCTTTCTTCAGTTGTTCTTTGCTTGCAGTTGTATCCACAACCTCTGCTTCCTCTGCAGGTACAGGAACAATATCAGTTTGAACATTGAGAGCATCCTCAATGCCATCAAACTTATTCGTCAACGCCCGTTGTTGGGTTTCTTGAGAGTCCATCTGTATATTCACTATAGAGTTCATTGAATCCGAAATCATCATCAGGATCCGCATCTGCAGGTTCAGGCGTTACTGTATAACGTACCTCACGAGCAGCAGTGATCTTAGAATCAGTTGCATAATCAACGATTGCCTTGGTGATAACTTCAGAGGTTGCGTCAGCGACAGGACCGTACAGATAGGTCTTGGCAACAAACTGCAGTGTGTATACCAGAGTTCTACGAGTATCGTAGTCTCCCTCATACACATCCTCATAATCAACCGAAGTCAATGTAATCGGATAATCTTTTTTCTCACCTAAGTCAGGGACTAGATTAAGGGTGATGTTAAACGAGGGTTGGAAAATAGGAAGGATTTGCTCAATGATTTGCAGAGCATCATCCTGATTCTTTGCCAGAACCGACAACTCAAAGTTGATGTTGTACGGCACAGGCATAAATGATTTGTTAGTGCCACCCTCAGAAGTTGTGTGTCTAATATACTGAGTAGGAGAAACCTTCCTTGTAGGGTCGTATGAAATACCCTGCATCTCAAAAGAGATACGAGGAAGAGTGATCTGGGTAGCATCCTTAGAGGTAAGATCCCCGACTTGACGCAAACGTGCCAAGAACTTCTGCTTAGGACCGTATGCCAACGGCACCTTCATAACCTCGGTTCTACTGCCGCTAGTGCGACGCACCTCAATGTTATTGAAGATCGTGCCAAAACCTACGACAGTTTTCCTAATGATTTCGTGATAAGTATACGTTCCTAGCATTACAGTGTCCCAGACTTGTTACCGAACTCACCGAACGGATTGCTCTCGGTAAAGTCAATAATACCGTCAGCAACTGTTTCTATGGCGAAGTTCTGATCATACTCAGAGTTCACATTATTTATAGTGTTGTAAGACTCAGGACTCCATTTAGCACCAGATGTAAGACCAGTTACGGTCTCTCCAGTATTAAAGGTTCCTGTGCGGTTGATGATTTGAAGTTCTCTTGTGGAGACATTCCAAGACTTGACTTCTGCTCTATTATCTTTTGGTGAGTAGTCGATTGTGACAGTAGGTGCAGAAGTGTAACCAGTGCCACCATTTGTGATAGTAATACCAGTGACAATCCCAGCAGCAGAAACTGTAGCAGTACCCGCAGCATCGCTTCCTCCTCCTCCACTAAATGTGACTGTGGGTGGCAGAGAAGACTTGTAGTGCTGACCACCATCTGTGATTGTGACAGCACTAACAGCACCACTCGTTAAGGTCGCAGTCGCCGTAGCAAGGTAAAGATCGCCAACGATTTCTTCACCCACTATAAATGCTCCAGTGCCACCCGCATCCATAACAAGTTTAATAGCATTGGCGAATGTAGTTTCGACAGTATCAATCTCCGCAACTCCAGTGTCGAAGTTCTCGTCGCTGTACTCGAAGAGTTCACAACGCAGACCCCAAACGTATTGCTTGCCCAACTGGTAGAAGGGAGTTTCGTGCTCTACGAACTGAATCTCAAACATCTTGCCAGCAAGAGGGAACCAAACAAGGTCACCCTCATTGGGTCTACCTTCTACGATGAGGGTAGCGTTATTATCAACTGCCTCAGTAAATCTTTTTCTGGATACAATAAAAGTAACTTGGTCGGAGATACGCACACCAAACCTAGAGAAGACATCTCCATCTCCACGGAAACCACCAGCATCCTCTACATAGACCTCCATCTCATAAGCACCATCAAAAGTGCTCATGGTGTCCTCTGTAAAGACGTTATCTTCTTTTACAAGTGTGCGGGGAACGTAATACACATTCTTACCGAACATCTTGATTTGTTCGATGATCAGATCCTCAGTTAGGTTCTGTTCCCCTGAGGTGCCTTGTGTGAAGTATGAGTTAAGTGCCATATCATCCGATCATGTCTAGGGGCGGAGTTTCCCAAGTAGTGCGAAGTTGTTCGTCCAGGATCTTGAGTTCTTCTACAGCATCATTGTAGATCATCTCACCATTCAGGGTAACGCCACCAGGCATCTGAACACCTTGGAACTTGGTGAGGTTCTGACCCCACTGCTTTTTAATCTTTGCAGTAGCGTAGTCCTTGACCCACATCTGATTATAGATTTCTGTCCATGTCGTAGGATCAAGTGCACGCCATGCTTTGATCACAACATACTGATCTTCCAGAGCATCCTCAGTCCAGTCGAAATCAAGATACAGTCTATCCTGTACTTGCGAATAGCGAATGGGTTTCATTCCTTCCAGCAGGAAGTCAATGGTCTCAAGGTGCTGCTGAATCATGTAGTAATGATAGAACTGTGTAGACGTAAAGTCATACAGATCATTCAGACGCAGTTGATAACGAATATCAAACATGTTCTTAGTGCCCTTATCGGTAAAGGCAAACATGCCCTCAATGGAGAGAATATGCTGAGGAACTGAAAGGTATGAGTTCTGCTCTTGCCAAACTGTAGTGTTGTCTACAGCGGTATGGTCTGTATTTGTTTTGCCAGCAGCAATCTCATCAGCAGTAAACAGGTGCTTGAGATATACACGCTCTGCCCCATCGTAATGGAACTGTTGGAACTTTTGCAGAGTATAGTCGATAGCGTCATCGACTTGATCATCGGATACGTTGACCTCCAAGACTGGTTTACCCAGTCTACGGAGGCAGTATTCCTTGAGTTCTGCTTTGGATGTTGGAGATGCCATTAGTTATCAGGAGCGAACGAGAGCAGCGAGAGCAGCCTTAAGACCAGCGACGTTGGTGATAGCAGAGTTAGTACCGATCGCATTGAGAGCGGTATACAGAGAATCCAGATCACTGTCAGTATCATCGGCAGTTGTACCTTGAGCAGAAGTTGCATAAGCACTGCTGTTTGTAGTAGCAGCACTACCCAGACCCAATGTGGTACGAGCAGTAGCAGCGTTAGCATCATCAACTAGAGAAGCACCAAAGGTGCTGATTGTGGGTGTGCCACTCAGATCGCTGTATGCACCAGAGGTAGCAACAGCAGCAAGGCTAGGTGTGCCACTCAAATCACCATATGCACCAGAAGTAGCAACGGCAGCAAGGTTAGGTGTACCACTCAGATCGCTGTATGCACCAGAAGTAGCAACAGCAGCAAGAGTGGGTGCGGTATAGGACAGTTCACCAGTCGATGCATTGTAAGACAGTGAACCAGTTGCACTGATTGCACCGCGAACACGAGCAGTTGTGTGATACAGATTTGTACCTTCTGCCAGATCGCTTGTAGTCTTCTGGGACAGATCCAGGTTTGAACCCGTCTGCAGATTCACACGAGCATCAGCACGAGCGTTGGTATAGAAGAGGTTTGTACCCTCTGTCAGATCGGAAGTGCTGATCTCACCGAAGTCAACTGCCAGGGACAGCAGGTTGCCAGCATCGTTATACGTTGCCGAAATGCCTGTGCCGCCATCAACCAATGCAGCAACACGATCATCAACTCTCTCATTGGTGAAGTAGAGGTTGGTGACGCCTTCTGCCAGAGCATCGGTATCGTGGTTTGCAATACTACCAACCTGTGCCTGATTATAAGTAATATTGCCAGTGATATTCAAGTTACCTTGGACTTCAAAGTCAGTAGTTGATTTGAAGTTGTTAACCGTCAGCGTGTTGGTGCTGGGGTTATAGGTGAGGTTCTGAGAGTCTGTACGGATCTCGGTGAATCCAGTATTCGCAGAAACGAATGCAGGATAGTAAGTAAGGTTCGATGTTGCAGTCTCTGTGACATCAACCAGATTCGCTTTGTCTGCGGTACCTGTGAGGTCGCCAGTGAGGTTACCAGTGATCTGACCCGTAACACCCAGGGTACCACCGATAGTTGTATTGGTGGTTACATCCAGGGAGTTGGTAGTTGTCAGACCGCCAGCAGTGATATTGCCACTTGTCGATTGCAGTTCAATCTTGGTAGTGCCAGCACCATTATTAAGTTGCAGTGTCTTGCTTGCACCCTGCAGAACAATGTTGTCGTTGAAACGAGATGTACTGTTCTGAGTAATAGTGCTATTGAAGGTTGCTGCACCATCAACATTCAGCGTGCTGCTAAAGTCAACAGCGTTGACAACGTTCAGTGTGCTGTTGAGATTTGTTGCTCCAGTGACATCCAGGGTACCTGCGATTGAAGTATTACCTGTAGAACCAGTGACAGTAAACTTATTGGTGTTGATAAGCAACGAACCACCAACGCTCACAGATGCAGTTGTGGTGATGCTGGAAGCAGACACAGTGCTCAGAGTTGTAGCACCAGTTACGCCCAGAGTACCAGCAAATGTTGCATTACCAGTTGCACCATAGAGGGAGATTGTGGTTGCAGCGTTAGGACCGATGTAGAGATCCTGACCGAAGTATGAGTGCTCATAAACTGTGATACCACCATTCGTCACCATCAGAGGTGCGTTGGAAGTCAGAGAACTTGGGGTCTCATTCTTGGAAAACTCAATACGACCTCTGAACTCCTGGTTGCCTTTCTGAAGGACGTTACCATCAACCTCAAAGTCACCATAGACCTTGAAGTCTCCACCAACACCCACGTTACCAGCAACCTTAGCACCACCAGCAACATCCAATGCCATGTCACCAATGCCAAGCAGAGTGCTAACAAGGTTAGAGTTGGAGGTATCGGTGATAGTAGTGATACCATCAATGTTGACTGTGCTGTCAAAGTCTGCAGCACCCTGAGTATTGAATGTGCTTGCAAGAACTGTTGCACCAGCTACATCGAGTGTGCCTGCAATGTCAGTATTACCAGAGTTAAAGTCAACGACGAACTTGTTGACTCCCGAACCGTTTTGCAGATACAGCGATTCGTTGGCAGCATTAACAAGAATGCCATCGGTGATAGTTACTTGACCATCAACATCCAGAGTACCAGTGATGTTGGTATTGTCATCAATGATTGTCTCTCCAGTGAAGGAGTCCAGAGTTAGGTTACCAGAGGTTGTACTGATCTCGGAAGAACCATCGACACCGATCTTGATATTATCTGCTGTGATGTCTGTAGATGTAATCGCAGCAAGGAAGGTCGATGTAGCATTAACCGTCAGAGTATCTGTGTTGGAACTACCAAGGGTAACGTTATCATCAACGGTCAGGTCATCTCTAACAATGAAGTTAGAAGTTGCCTCAACAATATTGGTTGATGCGTCGAGGATCAGATTACCACCATTACCCCAGAGACCTTGAGGACCACCATTACCACCAATGTGAACGCCATCGATGAATGCATAGTTGGTCACCCAGAGGTTGTCCTGCATACGGAAACTACCGTTCAGGGTGTGAACTTGGTTAGATGCACTACCAAGTGTCAGTACACCGTCAACCTGCAAAGTGCCATCGATGATAGCGTTGCCATCTACATTCAGGTTGTTGTCAACGTCCAGATCATCTGTGACGTTAACAGTACCACCAGCAGAATCCAGGATCAGATTGCCAGCAGTGGTGCCGATTTCATTAGATGCATCAACGCCGATTTTGATCTGATCGGCAGTGATGTCGGTCGAAGTGATCGCTTGGTTAAAGGTAACAGTACCAGTGACGACATGTGCATCGGTGCCAGCATTACCAATCGTAGCGTTGCCATTGACCTGCAGAGTACCACCAATGTAGGTGTTACCAGTTGTCTGTGCAACAGTGAATACTGTCTGGACACTAAAGTTGCTTTGTGTGCTGATTGCACCAGTTGCAGCAATGTTACCACCAACAGTTACATTGTCTGTAACGTTGAGGTCATCGCCCACATAAAGATCGAGACCGACGCTAGCGCCACCGCCAACGATAAGAGTACCAGAAGCAGGGTTTGTTGCATTAGTGGTGTCAAACAGTTTCAAAGAACCAGCATCAATACCCGAGCGAGTGCCGCTGAATACCTCAGTGGTGTTTGTTGCGTTGTGATAGAACGCATAGCGTGCTGCAGACTCGTCCCAACCAAAGAAACCAAGACGTGCAGTATTATCATAATATCTGAACTCAATACCTTTGTCCAGACCATCGTTGGATGCAGGTGCAGTGTCACCACCCAGGGTTAAGATGGGATCGTCAATAGTGACAACCGTTGAGTTCACAGTGGTGGTCGTGCCATGGACTGTGAGGTTCTGGTTGATGATCACATTCTGATCTACTTGCAGATCACCATTAACGGTTACGTCATCGGTGAAGGTGGATACTGCATTGACTGTCAGTACGTCAGTATTTGCGTCACCGATGGTTGTGTTGTATCCAGTAATGTTGACTTCGCGGTTGAATGTCGCATCACCATGAACAACCAGAGCACCGTCAGTAGCGTTACCCTGACCCACACGACCGATGGTTGTGTAACCAGATTCGCCAAGGACAGAGAACTCAACTGTATCAGCAGAACCGACTTTACCAACGTAGAAGTCATCACCAACGTGCAGGTCTTGAACGATACCAGCACCACCTGCAACTCTCAGGTTTGCAGCGGCGTCATTTGCATAGGTGGAGTTCTGAGCATTGCTAGAACCAAGATATGCATGATACTTGATATCGACGTTGTTCAGCAGGGAAGGACGGGTACGAGCAGTGCCAGCATCCTTAACTACAATGCGATCAGCAACGTAGAGATCGGTTGCAATACGAACATCCTTCTCGATGTTAACGCCACCCTCAAAGGTAGTGTTGCCATCAAGAGTCAGAGTAATGTCAGACTCGGAAGAAGTTGCATCAACCGTGATGTTTGTGGTGTTCTCGAATGTACTGAAAGCACCAACATTCAGGGTACCTTCAATATCAGTATCACCACTTGTAGATGCAACACGGAATGTCTGTACTGCACCGTTAGTAATAGTGAAGAACTTATTATTAGTATCAAGTGTGATGTCGTCGTGGAAGACGGAATCCAGATCAACATCCAAAGTGTTGTTGAGGGTTACAGCACCATCAACATCAAGAGTATTGTTAAAGGTTACTGCGCCGTCAACATCAAGTTGACCTTCGGTGTGAACATTACCTGTGGTGTAGTCAACAGTAAACTCTTCAACCGTGTCATCCATGATGACAAATCTCTTGCCAGACTCAGTAGAAGTCTGCTTGAAGATAACGTTATCATCAACTTGAGTCTGACCCCAAGCATAGAACGTACCCCAAGTGGTAGTGTCACCAGTGTTGCTTTCAACTCTGAACTTGACGTTGCTACCAGCAGTAGTAACCAAAAACTGTTTATTGTCTGCACGAAGAGAAAGGTTGTCATAGACATGTGTCTCGCTCTCAAGGAATGTGCGACCACCAACATACAGTCTCTCAGAAATACCAGTACCACCTGTTACTACCAGGGTGCCAGACGTGGTAGATAAGGATCCTGTGTTTGTTGTGAGCCTGAGGTTACCAGCAATGAGAGGAGCGTCAGTACCAGTAAGAACTTCGCTTGAGTTAGTCGCGTTGTAGAGGAACCTATAGCCACCAGTGCCGTTCCATATGTTAGCGTCCGTGTAATCTTCGTCCCAACCGAAGAATCCAACCCGTGCTTGTGTGTCATAGTAGTTGAACTCAATACCTCTATCTTTACCATCATCGATGATGGGAGCAGTATCGCCACCCAACTTAACGATAACGTCATCGATTGTAACAACTGTCGAGTTGACTGTGGTTGTTACGCCGTCAACGGTCAGGTCACCACGGATACGAACAACACCAGTAACATCGTCGTCATCATTAGGATCAAGGACGAGGGTGGAGTTTGTGGTAGATAGAACGTTGTCTTGGAAATGGAAGTCTTCAACGTTGACTCTGTGGTCAACATCAGTAACACTAATAGTAATGTCCTGATCAGCGGTGATGTTCAGAACTGCATCACCAGCACCAGCGTTGGTAACGTTGATGTCCATGGAACGATTACTCGTCTCATCGACTTCAAGAGCAATCTCCAGATTGCCACTGGTACGCTTGATAAACTGATCTACCTTCGTAACGTCGAGGGTAAGATTACCAGAAAGGGTAGTGTCAAGGTTAATGTCAACAGCGCCAGTGAGACTTGAACCACTGGTGGCACTCCCATTGCCGTTAGGATCATCAGGATTAACAGCGGGATAGTTATTACCCTGCGACAGGATGGAAGGTTGGAAGGGATACTCAGCAGTATCGTAGCCAACAACTCGGAAAGCAACGTTACCGCCGCGATTATTGACGTTGAGGTGATTGATTTTAGTAATACCATGATATGCATTATCTGTGGTACGCTCTCGGTCGAGCTCAAAAGTTTCAGTGGTATTTTGGTCTGTGAACATCAACAGACCGTGGGATTGTAACTGATAGTTTTCTACTGCATTCTCAGCGATAGTTACATGACCGCCGATAGTGCTGTTGGTCCCATCCCAAACAGTAACATTAAAGTCTTCCTGAGCAAACGATGCAAGACCTTTTTGCTCAATCTGTGCAGACCAGAGATATCTCCAACCACCCGCATCAGAAGTATCCGTATGTGTCGGTTCGCCAAGACCAGCACCGATGTCACGGATTGCTGCCTGATAAACACGACCATTGGATGCTTCGATGATATCAAACCTATCATATGCAGTTCCATTGTCATATGCAGGATAGATCGAACCCTCAGTTGCTGTAGCAATCGGAATAGTCAATGCCTGTGTCAGACGACCATAGCGGTCAACTGTCAGTTGTGTAGCATTAACTGTCTGGTTGCCGTTACCAGCAATCGAGACCAGAGAGTTTGACAAGTTGTCGTTGGGGTTGTATTGACCAACAACGACAGGGGTATCAGCAAGATCAATCAGTGGGTTTGCAGACTGACCAGTACCGTTAGTAACAACAATACGTGCAGCAGCACCAGTGATTGTACGGTTGACAAGATCACCCGATCCCTGTCTAGAGATCAAACCAAAACCTGTCATGTTTGCCAGAGAGGTCAGGTCGGAGTCCAACGGTTGAGCGTCAGTAATGCCGAACTGAGACAAACTTGTCGGGTTTGAAGCGTTAATAATACGACCACGAGAGTCGATTGTCAACTGAGTGTAGGTACCAGTAGCAGACAGGTTGCCAGGGTCGTAGTGTGGCAACGATGTCACATAGTTCAGTTCTGCAGTGATGTTGACGTTTGCAGAACCATCAAAAGAAGCAGAACCCGACATGTCACCAGCAAGGGTGATAGTTCGAGTGTTGGCAAGACGAGTTGCTGTTGCAGAGTTACCAATCAGAGAACCAGTAATCGCACCTGCAGAGAAGTTACCGTCAGCATCACGCTTGACGAGCGTATTTGCAGTGTTCGATTCAGTCTCGATTGGTCGCTCATATTTCAACGAGTTCCAGGGTGTAACACCATCACCAATCTTAATACGCGAAGTGTCGATCTCGATTCCGAGTTCACCCTGAGCGAGGATTGGGTTGACGTTTGCCCACTGCTGAGCACCGTCACGTCTTAGTTGGATTCTATTTGCCATTGCTTATTAAGATAGTGCCAGCGGTACCTTGCCTTCTAGTTATTTATGCCAGAAAAAAAGAGTCCCGAAGGACTCTCTGTATCATTCTTCGGGGGTTTCAGCGGTTTCACTTTCTTGTCCCAAATACTCTAGGGTTTCGATTGCTCCAAGCAGTTTCAGTGCTTGTGCCTCATTATTCTTGATTTGCTGAGTAAGTTCTTTGTTTGTTTCGAGAAGTTTGGTGTAACGTTCACGAAAGTTAGCGAGCAGTTCACTCTGTTCCATAGTTTCGGTCACTTCAGCGGGCATCGTTGTCCTCCTTTGCAAGTTTCATTAGTAAGGTTTTCATATACTGGATGTCTGATTTTAGATCAGAAACCTCCTTTTGTAAAGAGTCAACTTTGTTTGTTTGAGACTCTCGGCGCTTTACAGCATCCATGTATTTAGCGTACTCCGATTTGTCTGTATTGACAATCGCTTTTGAGTAAGGATCCCGAAAAAGGTTGTCTCTACCTTCAACGGGAATATATCCTTCTTCATATGGATCAAGACTTGACATAATCTAATAATCTGATTAGAATAACACTGTAAGGGTTCAGAAGAACAGATATAGCTTTAAGTATTAAGTAGCGAGTGCGATTGCTCTCATGTCCGCGATGAGCGGTACTCGTGCTTGGTTCTTCGACTTCATCACCAACTTGATTTGGAAAGCGTTGAAGTTCAATCCGTTGACTTCATATTCATAATCCTTCCAGAGGAGTTCTTCGGATGGGGTGTCGTCGTACTCGATTGTTGTCGGGAACGGAATCCAATCCACTTCTTCAGGTCTAGTAGAAGAACCGAAAGTGAACACCTTGTAATAAGGATAGATGTACGACTCATCAGATCTTGTAATCTGGAACTGAAGTTTCAAAGAACGAGATTCGTTTGTGAGTCTTGCGAGACGGGTGAGATACACAGCGTCATTTTGATCACCAACAGGATCGGTAGAGGTGTCAGCAGTTCTATCAATGTTTGCCTGAGAAGGAATAACAGCAGAACCACCTGGCCAATAGTTGATACGATTGGATGTAGTGATCAAAGAGCAGCGGTCAAGGTCAACAACAGGTGACAGATTTGTGTTTTGTGTGCTGAGTTGAACTTGCATCGTCAGAGACTTGCTACCTTCCATTTTGTTGTTCTCATTGATTTGAGAAGCAATCATTCTGGGAGTTGCAAACTGGTTCAGTTCGTTGAGAACAATCTCTTCATAGTCACCAGTGTTGATGAACGATGCTTGGTCGATGTTAGTTGAACCATCACCGATCGAAGTCGCCGTAGTAGTATTTACCAAGGCACGAACAGCAGTTTCTGGAAGGTTCATAACCTTCAATGTCGGGGTGATGGTCTCGAACTGTACGTTCTGAGATGCAAAGACATTCTTACCACCGCCACGGATACCGTTGCTTGCAACACTTGTGGTGTGCAGCATGTAAGTATCCAACCATGGGCAGGAGATCTGTTCGTGTGTTTTGTTCAGTTCGATCAGAGGAATACCATCCAGGTTGTAGCACTCAACTACAGATCCTGCGGGGTGCTCAACGGCAGCAGTGCCATCAGCACCACGACCAGAAGGAGCAACAGTGATGGTTTGACCAGTTGAAGAGATTGCACTATATGCAATGATCTCATCACCGATCTTGATATAACCAGGGTTGGTAGTACCAACGTCTTTGTTGTTGATGATGATGTGGAATGACAGAGCATCCTGTACTGCGATGTTTGTTGCATCAGCAGCAAGAGTAGATGTCAGAGTTGTACCACCAACTTCGGAAACGATGCCTTCAACAGTGATGTTGTTGCTACGTTCGTGCATACCGTGGTTCTTGTGATATACCAGCACTTCCTTCTCGTCAGAGTCGTAAGTGGGTGAAGCAGTAGGATATCCAGAACGAGAGTCGCCACTATAGACAACACCTGATGCAACAATCGTTGCAGTTACACTGGCAGTATTGCTGATTGTGTCAGCATCAGTGAAGGTACCCTTACAGAAGTTTGCTTCAATAATCCCTGTGTTTTCGTCGAAAGAAACCACGGTTGCTTCAGCATCACCACCATTAGTAATGACTTGACCTGCTTGGAATGCACCGTTCTGAACCACAGATGTTGTGATGGTTACCAGTGACTGAGAGGACTTGAACACGTTGAAGATACCGCCACCTTGCTGGAGGAAACCAGTTGCGATTGTGCCTTCAAGATCATTAAGGGTCAGTCTTGGAATAGAACCAGTGGTGTCATATTCGACAATGGTACCTGCTGCATTGGAGGGATCCTGAATCAAACGAGCACCAACGGTGAACGACTCAGCAAATCCGACAGGAAGATCAATAATCTGTTTGGGTTTGAGAGTTTGGATCGGGTTCTCAACGAGATTGTGAACACCACCATTACCCTTACCCAGAGTGCAGTTATTGAAGACTGCAGTACCAGATGTAGGACCGAAGATGCAGCGGTTGATGCGGAACTTCAGGTCTTCATACTGGTCGGCGGTCCAGGTAGATGCGTTCTGAGACTTGAACAGAACACCAGCATACGGTTGCTCAGAGATCGTTCTTGTACCAGAGACATCAACGTCACCCATTCTGGAGATCCAAACCTTGTATTCGTTGGAGTCGGACAGCAGAACAAAACAGTATTCTGTGGACTGCTTGATGTAAACAGGTGCGCGGAATGTGAACTTGGTTGCAATAGCAGCGTTCTCAGATGTTTCTACCTGGGAGGGATTGAGTGTGATATCCGAGAACGGCAAAATAACGCCAGTCGGATAACCATTCTCCATGGTACGAATCTGCATAGAGATGGGAATGTTCGCGTCCTTGGTTGCAAAGAAGATGTCAACCGAGTTCAGGAACATACCACCTTCTTCGTCGAGGATGAAGGATTGTGCCAGAGGGTCATACCAACCAATCTGACGTGTCTCTGTTCTTGTAGAGATAACGTTTCTTGTACTCGAAACCGTGTCACGAACAATCTCAGCGTTACGAACTGCTAGGATGTTTTCTTGGACAGTGTTCAGAACACCTCTTGCTTCGTAAGTTGTTTCAGCAGAAGAGTCAACGGTGCCTGGCAGTTTGCTGTTATCGGCATTCGTTGTAAAACGGAAAGTACGAGTACCTGTTGCGAAACGGGGGTTTGCATCCTCGTTTGGGTTTGGAATAAACAGAGTACCAGCAATCTCACCAACGTTGTTGGAGATCAGACGACGATCCTTGACGACAGCACGAGCACCAGAGGTTTGACCGACAAGGACCTCACCGACAGCAATGTTGCCGTAGTAATCAGGGTTCTTGGTTTCTGCCAGAGCAGTAACGTCAATGTTTAGGATATCTGTCTGCGATGCATAAGACTCGGGCAGCGGGGAGGATGTGCCAGTATAGGGGTTGAACTGACCACCATCATTCGGGTTAGCAACTTTCAAACGGCAACCAGATGTAGAACCAACAACAGTCTCACCAACAACAAACGGTGTTTCGTTTGTATTGGGGTCTGCAGAAGAGTTCTTCACCAACTCGATGATCTTAGGCATCATGTAGTTGTTTACATTCACGTTGTCGAAGAATGCATAGAAACGAGTATTGGGTTTCATACGAGAAACCTTGTAACCCACGTTTCTGGAACGAATCCAGGGGATTGCTGTCTGAGACAGAATGCTGTCACCCAGAGACTTGCGATCAACACGAGGAACAACACGAGTTCTCACACCTTGACGTGTCTGGTTATTAACAACACGATAGGTACGACGTTCGTGCAGGTAGAAGAGACCTTGACGACGCTGACCGTGACCAGCACGACCCAACTGACGACCAACACCATATCTACCAGATCTAGACAGGAATCTGTTTCTGGATTGTAGTGTTTCACCAGTCCAGTTGGTCTGCCAAGAACCCCACTGAATAGGAGCGAAACCGTTCTGGTCGATGTTCAGGTCTCTAGCAACTGCAGAGAAGTCACCTTCGACGTTCTCAACTCTTGCAGGCAGACGCTTGGTGTCGATCCAGTCGTCAGAAGACGGCAGGAGGTCGATACGACCAATGAATGTAAACACGTTGAACGGGTTAACGTTCTCTTGACGGGAAGCATATGGTTGCTCAACGATAACTTCCTCGGTGTATGGAAGTGTCAGAACGTTTGCTTCGTGCTTGACAATACTGCTAGAGGAAGTCTCGTTCCACTCAAGAGCAACGTTAGTTGTGTAGTGAGACGGACGGAGAATACCTTCTCTGAAGTCCAAGGAGCACTTGTAGTCAGGACTCAGAACATCACCAACTGTATGATCGGTGAAGTCATCCACAACATAACCGTTCTTGAATCTATCAAGACCGTTAGCATCGTAGGACTTGGTGTTGTCTGCCTGAACTTCAAGCAGAGACAGGGAGGTGTAGTATTCAACTTGTGCAAGACGTGCCTCAAGGTCACCAATGTCCTTCATCGTGAAGCGACGAATCTGCTCAGGGCTGATGATTACGTCACGCTCAGGATTGTAGACATATGGTTTGAGTTCCATAGTTGCAAGCAACATGGCATTCTCAACCTTGTCGGGAGGAAGAAGATCATCCCCAGGTTTACCCTGAGCAACGATGATTTCGTTATTGTGACCCAGATAGATGTGGTCAAGTCTGGGTTGATACCAGGAGTAGTCAGCACGGAATGCTGTCTCTACACGCATGATATCGAAGATTGTGGATCCACCAGCAGCATTGTTCTGCGTAGAGAATACACGGGAGTCGAAGTCAAGAGAGGTACAGTTCACATAGTAGGGGTTGCCTACCGTACCCGAACCTTCTGCTTGCTCACCAACTGCAGGACGGAAGTCAATCTGGTCAACCAGGAAGTTGATACTACCGTCAAGTTTGTAGTTAGGGATTTCCTTGAAAGGAATACCTGTGTAAGATTGTGCAGAGAAATAATCACCAGTCTGCTCATGCAGGAAGTAATCAAAGATAATGATCAGTTTCCTTGTAGGAGCAGTGATGTTGGGTTCACGAATCAGTTTGGAAACATCAGTAAAGTGTGAACCTTGCTGAGGATCCAGAGTGAACGATGATGTAATGTTTCTAGCACCAAGGACGACAGATCCATCAGCGTCATCAATCAGTGCAGTCAGTGCAATGCCATCATCGTCAAAACCGTCGATAATCTCACCAGGAACGAACGGAACGTTATTCAGAGATACGTTATAGAGACGGAGGGTGGAGTTGACAAACGATACGACTCGTGCTCTAGCACCAGAGGTACGACCGACAACAACAGAACCAACATCAAAGAAGGTTGCTGAGTCAAGAACAACATATGGAATCTGTGCATCTTGATCAGTCTCAGACTCATATACAGCATGAATCTTATAGACATCGTTCAGACCCATCGAGATCTCACGGTCTTCAATACGAGTACCGTACAGGTTACCGTAAGCAAGACCAAACTTCAGAGTATCGTTCTGCTGATTCGTCTTAATAACTTTCAGGACACGCATCTTAGATGCAGTCTTGATCTTTCTGGAGACGGTATTTTTTGAGACCAGTGCATTCAGGTGAACCGAAGTAACACCTGTCAGACCTTGAACAGTAATGGACTGTCTCTCAGCACCAAAACTAACTGTCAGATTCTGTGCATCATTTTCTGTTTCCAGATCGAGGTTCTGTCCAACTGTATAGGAAGAACCAGATTGAGCAGCAACCGTAAGAGTGAAGTCACCTTCATCCAGTGAACCGAATGCCTCAGACTCGGGGAGAGTGATAGTGATATCACCGTTACTTACAACCTTATTAACAAACGATCTATAGACGAAGAACGATTCGTCTTCCAGAGAACGCATCGAACGATATGGCAAGTCAATGCTGAGTTCACCGTTCTGATATGACTTCATCTGCAGATACGGTCTCATACGAATGACCACACCCTGAGCATATTCGCCATCAGGAATGGTACCCTTAGTCAGAGTCGTATCGAGGATTGCCGTTTGATTGGCATAGTCAAAGATGTAGTTTGAGACGGAAGTTGCAGAGTTTGCTTCTGTAGCATCAATCGCTGTTGGGTCAACTCTCTTAATGCGGAGAGTGTTTTCGCCCTTCAGGGATGTACCAGTTACACGGAGAACTTCACCAGGGCGGAGTTCTGTACCAAAGTTGGAACCATAACCATAAAGGAGTTGGTTAGTGGTCTGATCAACATCAACGTTATAGCAGTCGATTGCATACTGATCCTTCAGGCTGACGTTACAACCAAAAACGATTGCCGAACCCTGGTTTCTACCAACCATGGATCTGGTGTCTTGGAACTGATAACCGAACACAGCATCAATCTCACCCACGACACGACCGTCTCTTGTGACGACCTCACCATTTGTAAATGTGCCAGACACCTGATAGAGTGTCACATACTTACGGTTCTGACCCGTTGTTGCACCTTCATAGACATATGCTCTAGCACCAGATGTACGACCTTCAATAACATCGCCTGCTTGCAGAACGACGTTTGCCTTGAAGTTCATCACCGTGAACATTTGAATGTCCATCATGTAGAGGTTGTGGAAGTCTGTACCGAGTGTGGTATCAGTCTTCACATACTTCATCTGGACGACACGAGCCTTACCGATCATGTTACCCTGGGAAGAACCAGTGTAAGTGGAATAATCGGTTGTGTCGTTAGGTGCGATCATCCAGTTGTCACGGAGTTCGATGATCTGATATGCATCGTTAACACCGTCACCACTGATTTGTGGATTGCCATAAACGTCGTAAACTTCGACAAAGTTGCCGAGTTCAAACGAAATAATACCGTTCTCTCTGGTTTTGAATGTTCTGGGTTTGGGAACAGAAGCATACTGAGAAGTCAAGAACTCGGTTCTATAACCTCTAACATATGCTCTACCAGGACCAACCTCAACAGCAAGGTACTCATCAGAAGCAGAAACGCCATCGGGGGAAACTTCTCCAGTTCTGTAAACACCGTTGTTGAAGAAATCATCAAGGTGCTCACGGGCAGTAACGTCAAACGTATCTACAACGTAGTCGCCACTCTCTTCAAACGTACGGCGTGCAAGAGAACGCTCCAGTTCGGAATATGCAGTCTTATTAACGACCTGCTCAACCTTACTGTTGTTGATTCTCAGCAGTTCAATGAAGTTCTTATCAGTATCATCATTGATTGCTTTCTTAGTGAGGGTAGTTCTAATGCGGAATCTATGTCCACCAGGGGCAGAATAGTTAGAAGAACCAGCAGCATTGTCGTTCAGTGAGGGATCATCCTCAGGGGTGATAATCGACTCACTGACCTCAAGACCAACACGATAAGAAGGGTTGTTGGTGTATTGATCCAGCAGAAGGTATGCAGACTCCACGTCTACAAAGTAACCTCTGATGAAATACACACCAGCATTGATGTATGCAACAGAACCCGTTGCAGTTGACTCAGCAGGCAAAAGTTGTGCAAACGGAGAAGAAACCTCAATCAGGGTTGATCCAAAGGTAATCTCGTTCTCAGCGTAGAGTTGTTCGTTATCGATAAACTCTTTGACATTTTCTGCCGAAACGGTATCGCCAGAGTCAACATACTTAACGTACAGTGTGATATATCCTCTATCGGATTCTGTAGCAGGAATAGAGTACAGAACCTTTGCCTTAACACCAGATGTAACGCCAGTAATCAGTTGTCCGTGCAGTTGCTCACGGTAGTTCTCAACATCAACCCCCAGAAAGTTTTGTTGCAGGATAACTGCTTTAACATTCAGGTCGTAACCAATCTGACCAGGAATGACCATGGCACCTTCTTTGAAGAAGTGTTGACCCATGGACTCGATTTGGTTCTGCAGAATAGTCTGCATCGAGGTAAGTTCCCTAGCCTGGATGGGGAATCCTGGTCTAAAGAGAACTCTGTAAAAGTTTTTGTCCTTATCGAAGTCGTCAAAATAAGGACTAATGTTCAGATTAGTATTCTGGGGCATTTTAGAACTCGATTACGATTTTGATATCTTCGATTTGGTCACCAGCACGAGAAATCGCGCTCCTGTTATCTATGTAGATGACATCGCCAGAGTTCGGTTCGATCTCAGGAGATGCATATCCGTTTGTGAATGACATACCCAGGTCATATTCTGTGTTGTTGATAACACGAGTTGATGCACCTGCGACAATCGGGAAGTTAATATCTGGGTCACCAGAGGTACCAGATGTAGCACCAACGATTGCGTTACCACCTTCAAACTCAACGAGGTTACCTGTGATTTCAGGGAACACACCGTCAACTCTGTTCTGGTAATACTTCAAAACTTTGGTTGTGGAGTTCCAGGAGATGACTCGTCCACGAGCAGTCACTTGCTGACCACCAACGGTACGGGATTGTGTGATGATTTCATCAGTTTGGAACTGACCTGTAAACGATGCGGGGAAGATGGATGCATACGTTCCAGACAAGGTGAGGTCGGATACCAGTTCAGCGGTACCGAATCTCTTGGGGTTGATCACCAGACCAATACGACGATAGTCGTTATCGGTCGGGAAGTCACCGCTACCTTCAGCGTAGGTGAACTTTGTGTTGATCATTACTCGGAAACCACCCAGTTCGACGGGGGGTACAGCACCGTGACCGCCAACAGGGGGGATAATAACGTCGATAGTTGCACCTGCACCAGCGCCAGCACCAATACCGTTCACTTCGTCGATGATGACTTTACCGAATGTGTAACCAGAACCACCAGAGGTCACGGTTGCAGAAACGACCTTACCACCATCAACAACCAGTGATACACGACCACCAGTACCGTCACCCTTAATGGGAACGTTTTCATAGGTGCCGTTGTTGTAACCAGCACCAGATGCCTGAATAACAACAGTGTCGATTTCTCCACCGATAGCATCAGACTGCACAGCAACGTCACTCAACACTGGCATATATTCGCCAGAGAAGAACTTCAGCACCTGTCCCACAGGGATGGTATACATATACTTCCAGCGATAACCGTCGGAGGTAGTGATAACAGATGTGGAAGTACCAGTCGGTTCAACAGTCGAGGGCTTACCGTTCGGATCAGAAGGGGATGTTCCGTTGTAGATGCACTTATAGACCTGATACGAGGAGTTGACCACGTAGAAGTCAGCGTCATACAGTTTGGTAGCACCAGACGATGCCGTCTTGGTAGAACTATAGTCATGACGATACATGTCATAGACATAACCCAAACCACCAGTGGTTTGTTCGGGAGGTGTCCAGTCCACACGACGGATAACTTGAATGACATCATTCGCAAGCACACGCTTAAGCGAAATCATATCATCAAAGACATCTGAGAACTCTTGGAAAGAGTCAATAGGTGTCGGTGGATTATTTTCATTGTCCCACGATTGTGGACGACCAATGAAAACGTACAGACGGTCTCTACTTGCCCCAGCATCAATGTCAGATTGGATGGGATCTGGACCCTCCAATGCCTTGATGAACTTGTTGGCAGTAAAAATCCTAAACTGGTCAGTAAGTAACGCCATTATGCTGTTTTACCCTTCCCTTTATTTATAGGTTATTCTGGTTCGTTCCTCAGGAGGTAATCGTAATAGACCTCCCAGAGATTACCCGACGCACTTGTGCTACCACCAGAAATAGCATCAGTTGGATCGAACTTATAGTTCGTACCATTATTGACGGGGGCGGATAGATTGAGTTGCACATATCCTGTGCCATATCCTGTGGGCGAATAATCCACAGAATCTAGAGTTGCACTAACACCAGAAACTGAAGAGAGAATGGTTTCACCAACCAAGAACTGTGTGATGCCATTCCAATCTTTGATGATCATTCTGATGTCGGCGGAGTGAGATTCGCCGTCTCCAAGTGCACCTGCACCTTGAACTGTTGCAACTAGAGGTGATTGACTACCGTCATACACACGATCACCAATCTGGAGAAGTGTGGTATTCTGTCCACCAACAGTTTCCTCAATACCATATTTAGATGAAGCAATACCGCCATCAAGACTGACTTCATATTCAAAGTCAGTGCCTGTATTGATGATATCGATGATGCCATCACCTGCACCCTCTAGTTCATCATCATCTTCAAACTTACTGTCGGGTCTAACTGAAAGTGGAGATGTAAACAGAACAATCTCATCACCAGGAGAATCCAGGATTACGTGAGGTTCCACACCAGTTCCAGAAGAACCAGCAACACCAGCAATAAATGTGATAATCTTTGTCTCTGCCTGAGATTTACCAGCATCAATGAATGCCAGTTCGTCAACCTCAAACACCAGATACAGTTCTCTGGTTTCGGGTCTCCAGTCATAAACAATAGCGATCTTGTTATCTGCCGATTCTTGAACACGACGAACTCGATCGTTGATGGCAAACTGATATCCAGTTATTCCAGTGTTGGGGTCATTCTGCAAAGCATCCAGAATAACTTTCTGGTCATACTTGAAGTTAATACCTCTTGTAATGCCCCTGAACTGAGTGGCAGTCTTAGATGTATAACGGAAGATCTCTTTACCAATCTGTGCCTTTCCTGAACCAGGGAATGCTGCAGTGGTTTCAACGTTGATTGTGGTGTCCGAAACACCAACGTCTGAAGTAAGACCAGTAATGTTATACAGGACTGAGTTCAGAGACTGTCTATTTCTTGCAGTTCTGACAAGGTTCGTATTTCTTGTGAAGATAACCTGAGGGGCAGAAGTATATCCATCGCCAGGGTTTGTGATGTTGATTTGTTCAATCCTACCGAGATTGACAACTGCTTCAGCAGTTGCACCAGATCCACCACCACCAATCAACTGAATGATGGGAGGAGTCTCGAAGAACTCACCAGGGTTACTGATGTTGATGTTCTCAACCTGACCAAACTCGTTTACCTCACAGATGCCTGTTGCACCTTCACCACCACCGCCAGCGATCACGAGAGCAATGTCGTCTCTGGTATAGTTGCGACCGACATTTTCCAGAGATAAACCAGTCACAAAACCAGTAACAGGTACCAACTCAGCACCAGCACCACCACCGCCGACAATCGATGCGGTAGTGCCACCGAAATAGTTATCACCATTTCTGGTCAACTGGATGTAGTCAATACCACCAGTTTCGTTCAAAAAGACTTGACCGTTAGCACCTGCAGCACCAGCATCTGTACTATCGATTACAAGACGGAGTGGACTATATCCTTCACCAGGATCAAGAACTTCTACTGCCTGAATCTCACCTGCAGTATTGATAATAGGTCTTAAAACAGCATCACGAAGAGGTGTGCCACAGTTACCAATAGTAAGTTGTGGCGGATCATTGGCATCATATCCAGATCCACCATCAACCACATATACCTCACGAACACCGTAGGTACTGTTGAATATTGGAGATATTTGAGCGCCGCTTCCTGGGACTGTTCTTGCCATTTATCAGACCACTACAATGTTTCCAACCATCCCACCGTGGATGGTGCACTGATACACATAAGTCGTACCTGCTGACACAGACATAGGAACTGTGTACACCAGAACGCCAGTTGTAGATCCAGATACACCGTCTGTTACTGCAGCACCACCAGATCCAACACGGATTTCAAACGGATGTCCTGTACCAGTGGTATTGTTGAATCTGTATGTGAAACCTCTATAGACATAGATTGTTGGGTTGTCTGTAGTATTGCTCAGACCAGGACCATCAAATCTATATGCTGTGCTTCCATTTGCACTCACGCTCCAAGAAAGAACGGGAGATGCATATGCACTATATGTGTCTGTCCCTGTACCGACAATCGACTGACCTTCGGCAACAGAGGGCAGAGCAGCAGCAGTGTTGTTAATAGTAACCGTTGTGCTAGTACCATCACCAGTGACTACGGTGGCAATCCCTGTACCACCAGTGAAAGTTACCTCAGCAGTTGCAGCAGATGCAGTTTGACTTCCAGTATCACCACTGATGGTTTCATACAGGTTCTGGGTGATATTGGGGGAATCGTTAGTGATTGTCAGGTCGTCGCCAGAAATCGCTGTCGAAATACCTGTGCCGCCAATAAGGTTGATTTGGGATGTGGTTGTAGTAGCAGTCTTGTTACCACTATCCGAACCGATCACACTGAACAGGTTTTGATCTGGATCACCCAGAGCACCAGTCATATCAATAGTGAGAGTATCACCAGAGATAGACGTTGAAATGTTTGTACCACCAGTGATTGTCAGTACATCCTGTGCAGCACTAGCAGTTGTGGTGCCAGTGTCAGCATTAAATGTTTCCCATAGGTTCTGAGTGGTACCTCCTCCACCACCCTCAGAGGTAGCGTCGTTTGCAGGTTCAAACTTAGAAGTTGTGGAGTTCCACTTCAAGATTTGACCATTGGAGGGACCACCACCGACAGTCATGTCAACGTCAGCCAAGTCACCAATACTGCTGGTTACGTCAACCAGTTCAATCCAAGAAGAGGAGTGTGCGAAGTATCCCTTACCTGTGTCATGAACATGAGCAAACATGCCATGGTGGTTGGTAGCGTTGGGTAGGTCTGTCAACTCACTGTAAGGTGCATACCACTTCAGGTATCCATCTGCACCATCAATATAGGTATATGGTGTGCCACTGTTACCACCCCAGAAGTTAATATCACCAACGCCACTTGGCTTGAGCGTGATATTGCCGTTGCTATTGGAGATGATGTTATACCCACTGACATCAAGATCTGCTGTCAGGGTATCCAGGTGATCCCCATAAAACTCTGATTGTGGGTCGGTTCTAAAACGAAGAACTTGACCGTCTGTGATACCAGCACCGATATTGATCAAAATATCGGTACCATTACCAAGTCGATCATACAGTTCGTCGATGACGTTATTGAGTTTGACGGCACCATCTCGTAGGGTGTCGCCAGTACCGTCATTAGCGGCAGAACCAATACCAATATTCTGCTTAGACATAGTTCTCGGACTTTTATAGTGCTATTTAGGTTTGATCGAAACGGGTAGATGTGCTGTCGAACGTTGTCGCAGTAGAATCAAACTGAGTATCACCAGTTGAACCACCCACCCCTGTTACGGTTAGAGTTGCAACATCTGAAGTCAGTGGAGAGTTTTGTGCAGGTGCGGGGGCACCAATAGGTCCACTAATCTCTACTTTGAACTTATACCCTGTCATATAAGACAGTGCAGTGAAGGTGTAGGACGAGGACGTTGCACCATTGAGAGTGGAGTATGAGAAACCACCGTCAGTAGATCTGAACCACTGATAAGACTTGGGTCCATTCTCGGGGAGGATAGTTGCAGAAACAGAGAATGTTGCAACCTGTCCGCTGTTGAGTGTGACGTTCTGGGGTTGTGTATTGATCTGTAGAGTGGGTGCAACACCGCCACCACCTTCACCACCAGAACCAGGATCGGGGGGTGCAGCAGCACCATTGTTTGCTGGTTGATCAAGAGACTGTCTGGATGTCAGACCCACCATGTATGGGAACTGTGCATCTCCTGTTTCATCAACTGTCAGGAAGTATGCATATGTGCCGTCAGGATATTCTGGAGTGAGGCAGAAACGCCCGTTATGATAGTCAAGTGAACCCTGCCCTTCGTTGTACTCCCAGTCCTGTATAAATGACCCTGCAGGGGGGTTCTGGAGGGTGCTGCCATAGGTAGGTCTACCATCGGGTTCGATAGGCTTGAGATCGTACGATGAAGTCATATACGTAATCTCAGATTCATTATCCCAGGGATCTGTATATGCATATGGACCATATACAGGGAATCCATCAAAAGCGATACCGACCATCTTAGAGTGACCATCTGGGTGTCTAAGATTGTTCCCGTTGTACTGAGTCAGACCATAATAATCATTGTATGTTGACATGATGGAACCTTCCTTCCAACAGTCCAAGAAATGACTATCATGATAGTGATATTGTCCTGTGTTTTCGGGGTGTCCACCACACTCATCATCACCAAAATCTACAGGCGATAACTCATAGTGTGCGTTCCAGTTGAATCCTGGCGGTGGGTTTCCACCAGCACCAGCACTAGGATTGAATAGAGCAACACCATTTGAGGATATGCCAATGATGCCCAGGGGAGTCGGCGTTCTGCCGTCTCTCTGGTCATAATATGTGTATGTTCCAGTATCGCCATAAGACGAATCGGCAACAATCAGATCGAGGGTTGTGTCTGTACTTCTCCAGCAGTTACCAGGAGTAGAAGTAAATGTTGTACCTTGATAGACAAACTTTTGCTTTCTTCCATCACTGAATACAAACAGTAAGTTGTCTCCAGGACGAATGGTTCCAGAAAGGGGGTCTGAACTCAAAAGTGCATTGTCATCTGGTGATAGTGGGATAGTAATAACGTATCCTTCTTTCGACCAAGTATTATCATCAAACGTTCTAGCAATGCCAAATGTACCACCTCTAAAAAAGAAGTCATGCTCAAACGCCTGTTCAGTAACAGTGTTTGGGTTGTTTGCATTAGGGAACGTTCCGTAAGACACGGGGGTTGGCAACCCGTCCCCCGTAACTGTCAGAATGTTAGTTGATGGATTGTACTCAGCAGTTGCTGTCATCGTTTTTGACTATTTATTGTGCGAAAATAGACGAGGGATCGAAGTTGGCGATCACAGTAGCGCCCGTCTGTACCGTGAGGACAGAGGAGTTGGAGTAGACAGGTGTTGCACCTGCGTATGTGATTGCAACTCTATACTCATCACCATCATCACCTTGAATGGTGCTGCTGGTTGTGTATGTTGCCTGGTTTGCACCGATGATGTTGTTCCAGTTAGTTTCGCCGTAGTTCTTCTTCTGCCACTGATAGTTCAGACCTTCGGTCACGCCCATGGGATCGCCATCAGCAGCGTTGAACACTGCGATCACGTTGAACACTGCAGTCTGACCTTGGTTGACTGTGATGTTCAGAGGTTGGCGTGTGATCTGGATTGCACCTGCCTCAATGGTGATAACTTCGCCAGTAGTAGCATCGATCGCTTCGCCTGCGTAGACATCAAAACCACCGTTAATCGGAGGTCCCTGAGGCGATGTGAAGTCATCGGCAACCGTTGTCAGAACGCTAACCACGGGCAGTGCATAACCAACACCAGGAGTCTTAACTTGGATGCTTGCGACACCCATTTGTGCACGTACGCGACCGTCAAAACCACTGGAGGAAATCACGTCCACATTCGGGCGTGTGGTATAACCGTTACCAGGGTTGGTGATGATTGCTGCGGAGAGCGTACCTTGGCGAATGTTCGCCAGAGCGGAAGCGTTACGACCCTTGACTGTACCTGTGTACTCGAAGGTAACCAGCGAGTTGGAGGATTCGATCAGAGCGACCTCACGGGGTTCTGCCTCGTCTTCACCTTCGATGAATAGTTGATCACCCGATTCAATCGGGGGAACGACGGTTGCAGCAATAACGTCCGCGTCAGAACCAATGTAGCTGAATGCTACAAAGGTCGTGCCTGAGCGAGGAATCTCAGAGAAGATAATGCGAGAACCAACGATCTCATAACCAACTCCAGGTTCCTGAATGATGCCGTTGAGGGAAACGATGATGTTGTTCTCAGGCAGAATGGTGTTGGAAGAAACACCTTCAGTCAGGGTCAGGGAGTAGAAACCACCCTGGTACTTGAGGTTGAACGAGGAGCGGAGCGAGTCAAACTCGAAGCTGATATCATCCAGTTGACGGAGTTTACCGATGTAGTAACCGATGAACTCAGATCCAACTTCAGGTGCCTCTGTGAACGTAATCTCGTCAGAAGACGCGGTGTACGATGCAGATGCGCCAGGGGGTTGCAGGATGCCGTTCACGAAAATCAGCATGTGACCTGCGGGGTCGGGCAGGTATTGTTCGCCGTTAGCAATGGTGAGTTTGAAGGTTGTTTGAGAACCGTCGAAACCACGGAAGTAGCGATCAACACGACCAATCAAATCTTTCGCAAGTGCGACACCTGCCTGCCAACCATTATCGGACGTGATGGTCATGTTGGTGAGGAAGTCGCCTTCAACTTCTTCCAACCAGCAGCGAGCGGTTGTGCCCGTTTGATCGATCTTAGCGATCTTGCCGTAAGCGGAATAGGAGGTTTCGACGAAGGTGCCAGATGCAAAGATCAGCGGGAAGTTGTTGAGGTTCTCAAACTTACCAACGTTGTAACCACCTGCACCAAATGTACTCACGGGGACGTTTCCACCACCCGTCTGTACGGGTGAGGTGAGATAAAGATCATTTACACCATCCTCGGGGCGATAATCCCACTGGGATACAGTTGCTGTAATGCCAGGTACCGCAACGGTTGTGCCTTGCAGCAGATATACGGTATCACCAGAAACAAAGTCGCCCGTGTAACCCGTATCGCGTGAGACGCTAGAGAGGGACAGTTTGTAGATTTTCTGACCGTGCACGTAGGTGTTCACGGAGATTGCTTGTCCCTGGTCATCAATACCAACCAGATCAAGATACTTGTCTGTGATGGAACCGTAGATTACATCGCCAGTTTCCCAGGAACTATTGATTGTTTCAACGTCCATAGTGATGCGACCACCGTCAGTTGCGGTAAGAACACCACGCTTGTCATTGAAGACATCAATATATGCTTCGGTTGCGGTATCTTTCTTGAACAACCAGTCACCCTGACTAAAGATACCAGTCTTGGCATTGAGAAGCAGGCGATCTTCCTCAACTGCAGTTACAACCGCAGTTGCACCAGATGTGATGCCCTCAATGGTATCTCCCTGAGAGATTGTGCCTTGGAGTGTTTCAAGTTTGATCCAACCGTTGTCAAACTCGTCAGGAATGACGTGCTGCATGACATAACCGTTGTTTGTGACGGCACCCTGCACGACAACTTGTTCGCCGTCGATGAAGGTAGTCTCAGACATCGTTTCAAGACCATAGTATTTGAAGGTCTTAACAATCTTTGCGTTATTGATAAAGGTAGACGATACTTCGGCGGAAGCACCAGTTGTCGTGCCCACGAGCACGTCTGCGATGTTGAATCCAGCAGAGATGGGGGTCTGGATATCGCGTGTTCCATAATCGTTGGCAACGCGAGTAACACCTGCACGACGAGCAGTGAAGAACTGCTGGTTACCTGTGTTGTTAAGATCGAAAGTGAAGTCGCGGAAGCGAGCATCGTGCTTCGACATACGAGAGATCTCAAACCACTGCGGTTCTGCGTTGAGAACGTAGTAGTAATCTTGATCGTTCGCACCGTCCAGGGAAGTTGCAGAAGCGAGGACATATTTCAGAACATCGCCACGGCGGAAGAAGTTGGTACGGTTGATGCGTACGCGATTTTCTTCGCGCTCCCAACCAACTTCGATTGTCGGAGTGAGAAGAACCAGAGCGGGGTCTGTGTTGTAGTCTTGTCCTTCGTTATAGGAGTTGGTGAGGTTCTGAGCGTCCGTGGAAGCAACGAATGTGACCACGTTGTCAGAGGGGAATGTGCCACGCTCGATAGCAAACTCCAGGCAGTTGAACGAGGAATCCATATTGAACTCGGTGCTCTCCTGATCCCATTCCAGGCGAGGAGTATAACCCTGAACTTGCTCAGGACTCCAAACATCGTACAAAGACCAATCAATATCATTGAAGTTGAACATCACATCCTTCGCATACTCACGAACCTTGTTCATGCAGTACAGGAGGCGGATTCTCTGAATATCTGGGTAAGCGATGAAGTTACCTTCACCATCGAACCATTCATTTGCGAGTTTGAATGCACCTGCGTTGCCGTTAGTTGCAATATCGTAGATACATGCTTCAAGAACATCCTGTGCATATGCCTGATCGGGGATATCGCCCGAAGGATACTGTGCCAAGGTTGCTGCCACAGCACGAGCAGTAATCGCGTGATCATTCTTACGAATGAACTCTGCAGTCAGGCGGTTTGAGTAGGAACCAGAACCCAGACTATCCAGCATCAGATCGAACAGAGTCCATGCAGCATCAATCACGTTGTAGCAGGTATATTGCTGATACAGAGTGTTGGTGAATCCGTTTGTGGGCAGTGTTCTAGAGATACTATCCAGGTAGTTACTGGGCGATGCAGCACTTGCGTCTGTGATGGTTTGCAGAACGATATCAAACAGACCGTTGATGGTTGTTTCAACATTCTGGCAAGTGGTACCCCAGGAAGTAGCAGCACTGTCGTAGGTGACGGTGAGATCACGCTCAGCAGAATCTGCGGTGTACTTCAGAGGCCAGATGCTAGGCAGTGTGCGAGGAACGCCACCCAGACTGGTGTAGTTGTTGATTGTATCGGTGACGATTGCAAACAGATCTGTGATTGTAGACTCAACGTTTGCACATGCACCACCGCCAGGAGGAACGGTACGAGCTGCGTGGTTCATGTTGCCATTCACCACAGCATCGGTAACGATCGACAGCAGCGTTGTAGCAGCAGCAACCTCAGTAGGACATGCGGGTTGGGTCACGTCAGTAGTGATCGTGAGATCTCTGTATTGCTGAAGATCCGTGTGACCTGCAGCGTTCCAGGAACTTGCTGCAGTGGGTTGGATGTTGCGGATAACATCGGGCAGGATATTGCTGTTGATGTAGTTGAAGATCGCCTGCGTCCAACCGTTCTGGGGAGAACCGATGTGTCCATTTTGGACATACTCGTTTGCATAATCCCAGACATAGGAGTTACCACCGTAAGCAACGTGATATGCAACACCTTTCAGGATACGCTCAGTATCATCGATACAGGATTCGGTGCCGTTAGGGATTGTCCAACTATTAGATGCCACGAAGGTATTGACGGTGCCTTCTGCAATCCAGCGAGCGTTGTTGTAGATCAGGTTGTATGCGTCAGCAGCACGAGAGCGGTTTGCAGTAGTGCCACCAGTCAGAGCAGCCTCATCCAGAGTCACATAGTCGCGGGTTTTGGACTTGTAGGGTTCGTAGTCGAGCTCGTCATAATACTTCTGCTCAAACCCATGAACCTCGTTACCAGTGTTGATAACGGGCACTGCACGCATAACCTGAATCGCAATGTCGCGTGCCTGGTTGAATGCGTAGACAGACTCAGCAGACTGAGATGCAACGTGCTGGAGACCAGAGGTACCCACGTAGAACTCAGCAGCGTCATAAACCATGTTGTTGCCACCGTACTTCATGTTGAAGACCATTGCATTCAGGGTGTCTGCAATGTCGTGGACACAGTTGATGTTGCCACCAGGGATGGTGAGGGAAGGATACTGGATCGTTGTACGATAAACTGCTTCCTCAGCAATGAAACGGATATTTCTGTCGAGGATGTTTGCAGCATCAATGATGCGAGAGGATTGTGGGTTCTGATCGTAAGACTCAACGCTAGGATCATTTTCCTCACCAGACCCATAGCCATAGATGTTATCGCGTCCGAATCCGTTACGCATTGCGAGAACACAGATGTCTCTCGCCATCTTGTATGCGTAGATGGATGCTTCTGCTTCACTCTCAATGTGACGGAGGGAGTTGTTCTCAGGTTCGATGTACAGTTCAGCAGCATCAAAAACCTTGCTGTTGCCACCCAGACGAATGTCGTGGACAAGTGCCTCAATGAAACCAACCACATCATCGATACAGTTCTGCTGACCGCCAGGGATTTGTAGATCTTGGAACTTAGCGAGGTCATTCATTCTCATGACTGCCTCAGAAGCAATCTGCTTCTTGTTCCTTTCAATCATGTCTGCTGCATCAATCAGCAGGTTGTTATCAGCGCGGTTGGCGTCATAACCCTGAGGATCCACGGTTACCGTGTGATCGATGTAGGGAACTGCCTGAGTGTACTGAGCGATGTAGTAATCGTCGTAGTTTGTAGAACCCTGAGCAGGATCAGGTGCTTGACCGAACTGAACAAGCAGTTGGTTGATTGCCTTGGTGGACAGATACTTGGTGTAGGAGATTGCATCCAGCATCGGCAGCAGTTCTTCGCTGACGTGAAGGATATCTTGCTCACCATTCAGGTAGAAGTCGATGACTTCGTTGACTGCTGCATTACCACCTGTGAGCAGGTCAGCAATGATTGCAGGAATGATGTACTCCTTGATGTCGCGGATGCAGACCTGACCGTTGTTACCACCAGGGATCTGCAGTTTGTCGTAGTAGGTACCATTGATGGTAACTTCCCACTTGTTCTCAATGTAACCAACAACTTCCTCAGCAATGTAAGTTCTGTTCAACCACAGAGCATCGCCAGCGTCGCGGAAGCGGTCGCCAGTAGGTGCAAGGATGTTCAGAATGTTCTGAGTCAGAGCGTCGATGTTATCCAGAACTGCCTGCGTTGCAGCAGAACCAGTCAGAGGAATGCGGAGTCTTTCAGTGTATGCATCGGTCAGATCTGTGTCAGTTGTCGAAACAACGTACTTGCAGAGTTCACCTGCTTGCTCCCATGCGTACAGGGATTGCAGAAGTTCTTTGCCGATGAAGTCCAGACTGCCATCTTTCTCCAGGTAACCCTTGGCCGCGACGGTTGTATAGTAATCACCACCATACTTGAGATCCTTAACGATAGCGTCGAGGATGTACTCTTCGGTGTCGCGGAGGCAATAGTAGGTGCCTTGATATATGTTGGTTGCGGGATCATCACCAGGCAACACGAAGTCAGAATACTTCGCCTTCATGCGACCGACAGCAACCTCAGAGATCCACTTATCGTTCTTGAGGATAAGATCTGCCGCATCACGATGGGAGTCACGACCCAGATCAATGTCCTCAACGATTACACGCTTATCGGCGTAGTCGATTCTCTTAGCAGTTGCAGACGATACTGTCTGACCACTGAACTGAGCATAAACCTCAGCAGTAGAAACGATGAAGGGTTGTTCAGCATTCAGACCAAGAACGATTCTCTCATCATCCCAGTCATTGCTAGTGGGTGCAGTGAATGCCGAAGTAAACTTGGCATATCCCTTGTAGACTGCGACCTGATCGGCATTACCGATGAAACCATTAGATCCATTCAAGTCGGAACCGATGTAGCAAGGACCCCATCCGAAGTCATCGCTATTGGTAGCACTACCACCTGCTTGAACACCATCCACGAATGCGAGCATCACGCCAGATGTTCTGACGACTGCAACGTGGTGCCAGGTGTTAGCAGTAAAGACCGCATTGGAAATGATAACGACAGTACCTGAACCGCTATAAACACGGAGAGTGTCGTTGTTCATCTCAATCATGAGACCCTCAGTCGCTGTACGACGGAAGTCAAAGAGGGTTTGCTGACCAACAATGCCAGTGGGGTAGAACCATCCTTCCAGAGTGAAATCGCCAGTTCCGAAGTCTACATCGTAGGACTCTGCCTTCTTCAGCCAGGAGTTTGCAACAAACTTCAGAGACTTAGTGCTGTTTGCCAAGTCGGACTTGACATTCAGAACACTCTGAGTAACTTGTGCAGCACCAGGGTTGGTGATGGTGGAGTTGGTGATGTACTCATCGTCTTGGAACGTTCCATTGACACCTGCACTGGAAGCAAACAACCACTTAAGACCAGAGTTAACACCCTCCAGGGTCATGGTTGCACCAGAGGTGACACCGCGAACAGAATCCAATCTGTTAAACAGACCTGTGGACTTGTTCTTATATGCAACCTTGATAACACGAATAGTCTCACCATCTCTGAAGGAACCATCATCGATGGAGGACAGAGCGTTGATATTTGCAAGTGTCTGGTTGTTGATTGCAGTTGTAGCAATCGTAGTCAGAGTGTCAATGGTGGACTGAACGTCCGCACAGTTGCTTGCATCTTGGTTAGTACCAGAAGCGTAGTTTGCATCATAGTCATGACCAGGAGCAGAACCACCGTAAGATGCAGGATCATACAGGATTGTCAAATCCTTTTCATACAGAAGGTTGTTGATTGCTCTTTTAGCAAGATCGCGTGCTTTGTTCAGAGCGGTGATTGTTTCTGCTTCTTCGCCAGCAACACCGTTGCTGATGAAAGTTCCATTCTCGAAGTAGAAACGTGCCCAGGTAACAACACCCAGGTTGCCACCCTGACCAACGTCAGACGCAAGACCATCAACGAAGTAACCAACGTCACGACGGCATTTTTCTTCGGTAGTATTATATGTGGGTTCTTCGGCGTCAATGTCGTCGAAGTCTTGGTTACCAAGCAGCGTCTCAGTGATCGCTGTTGCCAAAGTATCAACTGCCGATTGAACATCTGCACAAGCACCAGTATCGGTGTTGGAGACAGTGCCAGGTGCACCATAGGTAGCGCCACCTTCGGTAACTGTAAGATCTTGATACTTGGTGTATAACACAGAATCAATAGTCTCAGTACCAGACAGTTGGTTAGTGATAGCATCCTTCATGTAGGTTGCTGCACGACCATATGCCCAAGTGGTTTCTGCAAGTTGCTGGTTGATATAACCAAGACCCTGACCTGTGAAGTACATCTGGATAAACTTGCGAGCATACTTGTTACCACCTGCATAGGTGTCGTATGCAACTGCATCAACAAAATGTCCCAAGTCACGCTTACACTTATCACTATTCGGAACCACCAGAGAAGGATACTGGAGGATCATATCCTCATAAGTCTTGGCAACAATCCAATCCTTGTTCTTGATGATCAGACGATAACCGTCACGGAATCTAGAACGGGAGTCGGTTTGAGGTTGACCAGGATAGTAGAAGTCTTCATGCTCAACTGCAATCTCTGCAGTTGCAAAGTCAATGATTTCATCTTTGGATGCAGAAATGCGATTTCTAGCATCGTAATAACGTGGTGCAGCAGTTCCATATGCAGCACCGTAAATGGGGTTGTTATAGAAGACCTTAATGTTACGGATATCATCGCCATTACTAAAGACTCCACTACTAAGATCGGTATAAGTTACCTCAGTGGAACGAACTTCTTCAAAGTCAAGGAAGAACGAGTTGATACGCTCTTCGTTGTCAAAGAGTTCGGTAGGTGTGATGGTGGACTTAGAAATATCATCCAACAGGATGTTCGGATAGCTGGTGCTAACAATACGCTCAAACAGCAGACCATAGAACGAAGAACCAGCAGTCAGGATCTGTTCGCCAACAACATCGTCAGTGACGGGATCTCTGTAAGGTGCCAGGAATGTGATACGTGCCGCCAAGTTGGAGCGAGTGGAGTAGATGATATCCTGCAGACGGAAGTCAAAGACGCCAGTCTCATACTTAGCAGTACCAGTTGTCTTGCTTACAACGATTGCACTGCTGGCATCGCCGTTTTCATCCAAGTTGATCGCGTTAACCTGAGCAGTCGGGTTGCCACGGTTGCGGTTGGTGCAAACCAGAGTTTCATCAAACTCATACAGTGTGGACTGTGTGAGGACTTCCTGTGAACCAATCAGTGCACTGAATCCAAGAGCAGAAACGTCGATTCTTTCGTTGTTCTGGAAAGGACCACCTGTAATATCAACCACATCGATTGTATTCGTACCAGATGCGACTACAGTTGCGTAAGCATCGCTAGAAGCACCAGAGATCTGATATCCAATCTCGGGATAGATGCCAGAAACATCTGTCAGGTTCAGACGAGTTATAGTCAGGAACTCAAGACCCACATCACGATAGACAACCTTAGAAGGTGCCTTCGGTGCTTCCTTGAAGACGATCTGACCACCAACAATATCGTAAGCATCGACAGGTGCCTGAATGATACCGTTCAGGGTGATCAACAACTGGTTGTTCTTAACGATGACCTGTTCACCCTCAACCGTAAGATTGAATGCTGTTTGAATGCCATCAAACTGATCGGCAATATCGTCCAGTTTCTTAACGATGGAGGTGAGGATTTCCTCAGAGTTGGTCAAACGCTTCTTACGGAACAGAACCTCAGTATTGTTGAAGTCTGTGTAGATCGGTTGAGCAGCACCGAAGGATGTGATTTGGTTGACATTGGCGTACTCATTGATGTTCACCTGCTTGATGAACTCAGTACCAACCTTACGACCAGAGATATCCTTACCACCAGCCAGTTGAAGCTGACCGAACATGTTGAAACCAGTCGGGTGGTTATTCTCCAGGATTTGCTCACGCCAACGGTTGATGGGAATCGTGGACTTAATGACGTAAGAGAAGTTCTGGTAGAAGAAGGAGTCTTGAATCTTCTGAACGATTTCGGAAGGTTTACCAACGTCATCGATGAATCTACCAGGAGTTTGTGTCAGAGAGTCGATGTTCAGGACGCCCTTAGCAAGGGAAACGTTATCGATAACACCAGATGCACGAGACACAGAACCATTTACACGCTCACCGACCACAAATGTGCCAGTAGCATTGATAAGTTTCAGAATCTTGGGACCAAGCTGCCAACCATTATTCTCAGAAACATATGCAAAAACGGTTGCGGTTTCTTCAGAATCGCCTTGATAGACTTTCTCACCTTCCAGGAATCTGGATGTTTCAACCACTGCCTCTGCTTTACCACCGAAGACCTCGGTAAGCAGGACTTGGCGACCAGCACCCTGAGTCAGGAATGTAATAAAGTTACCAGACTCGGCGTCGGCAGGAGTCAGTGCAAAGCGGAGTTGGTCACCTTCCAGAGAGTTGGATTCTCCAGCAATCGCATAGTAGGTTTGACCCACCACCAAACTGGTCAAACCAGCAGAACTGGGCTTCGGCAGTTCGCCAACAGTAGTACCAACATCATCGGCACGGAACTGAATAGCAGCACCATTAGTAATGCCATGAGGGAAGTTGAACTGTAGGTAGTTCAAGTCAAGGTTGACAACGTAGTTGAACTCAGACTTCAGAGTTACGCTGGGTTCTGAAGAGTAACCAGCACCAGGATTCTTGATCTGGATCTCACTCAGACGGTTGTTCTTAACGACTGCAACTGCCTCGGCACCAACACCACCGCCACCAGAAATGATCACCGCAGGAGCAGAGGTGTATCCAGCACCAGGATCGGTGATGGTGATCTGCGACAGAATCGAGGTATTGAAGAGTTGCAGGTTGATCGGGAAGGTGATCTCAGGTTTCAGAGTGTAGTCGTGGGAGTAACCATAACCAAACTCATTGTTCTTGAGTTTCTTGATCTTACCAATATTCTTACCAGTCAGGAAGACCGATGCACCAGATCCCTCATCAGGAATGATGACATCCAAATCAGCACCCGAACCAGTCAGCGTGGGACCAAGAATACCTTGGATTCCATCAACGTCGATGCTTGCAGTTGTATATCCCTTACCAGGATCGGTAACGGTTACGCTAACGATAGTGCCAGAACCGATTTCTTCATCAACTGCAACTTCGATGCGGCAGAGACCGCCTTCACCGTCACCGTTAATGGGCACCTGATCATATGTACCGATAGCATACTCAGAACCACCAGAGATAATCTCAACACGCTCAATCTGACGGAAAGATGCAATATCGGAAATGATGGGCAGTCTCTGATAGAAACCACCAGCAGAAATCAGTTTGATGTCTGCAATAGGACCGATTGCTCTCTTGGATGTTGTGGAGTAAACGGAATATGGATTGCCCTGATCATCACTACCGATTTCGGCATTATTGTTTTCAGGTTCAAATAGCAGTGGGAACTGGAACTCAGTCTGAGAAAGAACTTTGCTGACGGTATATCTGCCGTCAAACGGTGTCTTCTTAACATCAATGAAGGACTTATCACCCACAGGGGAGTTTGCACCAGTTCTGGAGGGGTCGAAGTAATAAGAGATATTAGTAACTTGACCGTCAACTTTGAGTTTAACGAATGGTGCATTGGTACCGTCAAACACACCAGGAGTTCCCTGACGTTCAATATTATTGAAGGAGTATTCCAGTTTGAACTCGTTATCTTGAGAGAATGACAGATAGTAACCAAGGTTACTGCTGTCACTCATATCAAAGAGGTAGTTGTGGTTCCTGATCAGAAGCAGAGTTGGGTGCTTAGTGTAAATGTTTACACGAGCAATGCTGTTCTGCAGGAATGCTGGTTCTGCTGCAGGTGTTTCACGAACTTGGAAAGTAAACTCTCTAGAAGAGAAGACTTCTCTGACGAAGAACGAACCATTAAACTCGCTTGTGCTGAATCCTTCTGTAAACAGGATGTCATTTGCGGAGTATTTGTGTGCACTATTTGCGACACAGTAAACAAGATCAGTTCTTTCCTGCGTATCAACGAGGATTGTCTTGTCGAGAACTGCAATGAGAGAGATCTCTTTGACACTACCGATACCATTGATTTGAAGGATAGTGGGTGCATCCTCTTTAGGATTGACAGTTACCGAACCACCAATGCTAAGGTTGTCATTAGCAATGAAGTTGGAATCGCTGTAGATTTTATTAACCGTGAGAGAATACCAGTTTTCACCAGCATCAAACTCTTTGAAGGTTGCATAATCACTCAGAGGATCATATGTCGAAGTATATTGCCAAGTTACAGTACCGTCTGTTGCAGTGCCTGTAGTGTGGGTGGGAGGATTCTGAGAAGAACGACCAGCAGCAGTTGCGGTATACTTGTTTCTGCCGTAGTAGACAACATCACCGATGTCATAGATCTTCAGTTTTGTCCAGATAGGATCCTTAGGTGTAGGATATGGGGTATTCGACAGATCTACTTCAAGGGGAGTGTTGGCAGAAACTGTGAAGTCCCAAGAAACACCACCATCGCTAGCATTGCCAGTTGTGTGGACTGGTTCATTAGTACCAGCGGTGCCATTGGTGGTTGCTGTGTAAATATTACCCTGAGAGTAAACCTGATCACCAGCAATGTAAGATGCCGCCTGTTCCCATTCAGCAAAATCACGAGCAACTGTGAATGTAATGCCAGTAATAACGTTCAGACCTGCATCAGTTGCACTGGTGCTTCTGATTTTATCAGTGGTATTAAATGTTGCTGCAGCAGGGAAGATGTTACCAATCTTGTAGGTTGTGCCCAGACCAGGATTCTCAATAGTTCCCTCTGGAACTTCAACAATAGTGCCGTAACGCTGGGTAGTGCCCTGCTCGTTGTACTGTTGCAGGATTTGCCCCTTAGTAAAGCGGACATCCTGATTAAAGGTCAGTTGTTGGACACTATCAATCTTCTGATATGTCGCATCCTTGATATAATACTTTGGTGTTACGACAGGAGACAGTACAAGTCTCTTTCCACCAGGAGAAGGAACGGTAGAAGTCTTAGAACCGTACAGAACGGAATCGTAGTCAAATGTATAGATGCCTGTAGTCAACTGACTGGTAACCTCAGCATAGTCAAGAATCTGCAGACCACCAGGACCAATCTCCCAGTTAGTCATTGCAGGTTGAGTCTGGGTGTTATATGACCAGTTAGATTCTGCGAGGAATGCAACCGATGTGGAGTTCGGCAGATCAGTTACTGCAAATGTTCCACGACGATCATGCTGTCTATCGATCTTATAGATCGATACACCAGTGTTTGTTGTTCTAATCGGAATAGCAGCATCAGGCAAAGTGAAAGAAGCACCAGAATACTGACTATCATCATCGATCACAAAGTCATCGATGTTACCGATAAGTGTTGTATATGTTGTTGGAACTTTGATACCACCAACGTATACTTCATCAACACCAATATCATCCGTACTACCAGACCACAGACCCAACTGTTGACCGTTGATGTATGCTGCATAGTCATATGCACCCAATGTGGGCTGAGTCTTAGACAGTGCAACATGAACCCATGCGCCACCAGCAAATGTTGCCCAAACAGTAGCAGAAACGGATACCGCAACGTCAGTGGTTCCTTCATGGACCAGTTTCAGTTTTCCATAGTCTGCACTACCACTATCACCATCAACATACAGTCTCAGCGTATTGGAAGGGTTGCTGCCATCATTAGGATGAGTCTCGAAGAATGTGGGTTGAGAGTTGTTCAGTGCTTGAGTTGCACTATCAATACGGAACCAACCTTGCAGGGTCCACTCGGATGTATTCAGGTCGAAACCTGTAATACCATAGTGGTTTGCTGCAGTTAGTGCAGTAGAACCAGTTCCCCACTTATAGTTAACCGTATCAATGGTTGCATCGGTTGCATTGTAGTATTGGGGAGTACCACGGTTCAGTTTTGTCTCATCAAAGACGTTAATGGTTGTTTGAACATCAAACGTGATGTCGGCATATCCATATCCACCCAGTTGTGCATCAGTTACTCTCAGAGTGTCGCTAATCAGATATCCACGACCCGTCTTATTCATATTGATAGTAACAGCACCGCTAGCATCAACGTTAACGTCGATAGATGCATTAACGCCACTGCCTTCAGAAGCACTGATGTTGCTATAGACAATACCTTGAAGTACGGTGACCTCAAAGGTCAGATTAGCACCACCAAAGTTGCCAAGTTGAGCATCGGTAATGGTGAATGTATCACCAGTTTGATATTCTCTACCAGGGTCATTAACAGTAGGTGTTGCCAGACCATTGCCATCAACGACAACATTGAAGGTTGCGAGTTCGCCAGTTCCACTTGTGGTGGCAGAAATATTATTGTAAGTATGACCCTCAATGGACGCCACACTCAGGACTACATCAGGTGCCCCAGTGTTACCCAACTGAGAATCTGGGATGGTGATTGTGTCGTTAAGAACAAAGTTTGCACCACGGCTGATTGGTGTCAGTGCTGTAAAGTTACCCAGGTTATCCAACTCAATGTTGAATACTGCACCAGTACCACCACCATATGCATTATTGCTGGATGTCCACGTGGAGATACCACTATAAGTAATGCCGTTAGTTGCAGTCACATTGAATGTGAAGTCTGCACCGCCGTTGTTACCCAGTTCACTATCGGGAACAGTCACGGTCTCGTTAGCAACGAATCCATTACCACTGTTAATGATATTTACCTGAGAAATAGCACCACTACTGTCAACAGTGACGTTGAATGTGGCACCAGTACCAGAACCAGTGCTCGTAAAGTTGCTTACGGTATAGATTGCACCACCACCAACAGACTCAACATCTGCAGTAATATTTGGAGCACCAGTACCACCAACATCTGCATCTTGGATAGTGATGGTATCACCAACCACATATCCATTACCAGGATCGGTGACGTTCAAGAATGCTACAGAACCATCTGCATTGATAGTGACCTGCAGAGTCAGACCAGAACCAGCACCATTAGATGTTGTAGCAACGTTGCTATACAGAGGGGGTGCTTTGATGGTTGCTACCTCAAATGTGAGGTCAGCAGCACCACTATTGCCCAGAGATGTGTCTGCAATCGTAATGGTGTCACCGACCGCATAAGACAGACCAGCAGGAGTGCCAGATACGATAGATGCGGCACCGTTAGCATCGATAGTGACGGAGAACGTTGCATTTGTACCGATGCCACTTGTCGAAGTGGCAGCAACGTTTGTATATGTTGCAGGAGCAGTAATCGTTTCAACATCAAAGGTCAGGTTTGCTGCACCATTATTGCCAAGCAGAGAATCTGAAATGGTTACTGTGTCGCCTGCAGCATATGCAAGACCACCCTGATTGACCTGTACAACGATTGCCGCACCCGTGCCATCAATAGTTACGTTAAAGGTTGCATTAACACCAACACCATTGTTTGTGCTAGCAACGTTGGTATAAGAGAATCCACCAAGACCAGATACATCAAACGTTGGGTTCGCTGCACCAGAGGCACCGATATCCGAATCGGAAATGGTCAGAGTCTCACCGTTATAGTATCCAATACCACCTTGGTTGACTGTCAAGGAAACATCACCAGTGGAAGAAACACCAACATCCACAGTGGCACCAGAACCAGTGCTGTTTACATCTGTACTGGTTACAGGAACATTTGTGTAGTTAAAACCACCAATAGCATTGACTTGGAATGTCACATCAGGTGCACCACCACCGCCCAACTGAGCGTCAGCAACAGTGATTGTTTCGTTGATTGCAAACGAAATACCACCATTTACAACTGTAATGATTGCTGCACCTGCAGCATTGACTGTAATATCAAAGACGGCATTAACACCACTACCAGATGTTGTATAGGTAACAGCCTGATATGTTCCAGCAGTTCTGGAAGGATCGGAAGCACTAACATTACCAACACCGAGGATATTACCACCACGGATGGGGTCTGCAGCAGAGATATTTGCCATCAAGGTGATTCGACCACCTCTTGCTTGATCTGCAGCACCAATATTGTTTACAGATGCAATAACACCACCACGCTTCGGATCTGCAGCGGAGATGTTGGTTACACCATTAACTGCACCACCACGACGGGCATCAGCAGCACTGAAGTTCTCCAGATCAAGGACGGTACCTGCACGTCGAACATCAGCAGCACTAAATCCACCAACGGTTGAGATCTTACCAGCACGGAGAACGTTGACAGCAGTTGCAGTAGTCAGAGTGCCGATATTGGTTGCTCTGATTTGATCTGCCGCAGAAATAGAACCAAGAGTACCAACACCAGCACCACGAGTTGCGGCAGTGCCAGTAATGTTAGTAATAGCAGAAATAAATCCGCCACTACCCTCAGAACCATCAAAACGGTAAGATGCCGCTTGATCGGACTTTTGCTTCTGACCAAAGATGATCAGGTCTCCCGAATCATCAACAGTGTGGGTTGTTGCCTGAACACCAACTGTGTCAACATCTTCGATAGTAGATTGCTTAAGAATCTCACCATCAAACTTAATATAGTGAGCACCAACTTTTCTGGTGTTTTCGGTAAGTTTGGTGTCAGTGACCAGGGTCACATTACCAAAAATATCAATATTGATGTCTGCATTGGTGATAGAAACAAACTCTGTGCTAGGTGCAAGGATTTTATACCAATCCCAGGTGGGTTCATTAGCATTGATCTGATCATAAGCAAACTTGGCAATACCAACAGCAGAGTTCTTCTGGATGGCATTGTTAAAGATATCAAATGTCAGATATACATCATTATAGTTGTCAATCGTGAAACGAGGATTCTGGGGTCTACCACCAGAGATATTGATGTTCTTAGCATAGGAAAGTTCGATGTTATTACCATCGAAGAAGAACTCACCAATAATCATGTAATAGTCGGACATATTCATGCCGACAAACAGATATCTTGCATCACCCAGATACTTGATCTGGTGCATACGCTCATCATCATCCGAAGAAGAGAACTTACGCTTCTCTCTCATCTCACCTTCTTCATTCATCTGAATGACCCACATATCATCGGGGTCGGGTGAGTTGGTGTCGGTATAACCGCAGATGTATACTCTTTCTTCTTCGCCAAGGGTGATACCCATCGCATAGTCACGACGAGTAGTACCAGACACACCAGAAATCTCCTTCTGGTATCTTACTTGACCTTCGGGTTGGTTTGCATTGTCAAATGCCGACTCATACTTAACGAGTAGGATGTCGGGACGATTGTTTGCATTATCGTACTCAGTTTCACCAACAACATAGATAATGTCATTCTCTGCACGCTCATCGAGGTACATCTGCTTGAATCTAGCAGTCTTGGTGATACCATCGATGGTTTCGAGTGTACGATCCCAAATCAGATCGCCAACATCGTTAAACTTAGCAATCCATGCAGCGGTTGTGCCATCTGACTTAGTGATGGAACCACAGACATAGGTATAACGAAGAGCATTTGTCAGTGAGTGGTTGACATTGAATACACCAAGAGTTTCCTCACTCTGAGTGGTTTCTCTGTATTCACCAGCATAGTAGCGAGTCTTCTTGAAGATTTGTGGGTGGGAGACACGTACTTGTGGAGGATTCTCAGGATCATACTGATTACCAGAGTTGATAATGCTGATCTGAGCCTCTGTAATCTGACCAGTCTGAGTAACGTTCAGATTAAATACTGCATCCTGACCAGAAGTCGTGATCAGTTCATATGTGGGAGGAATCGATTCGTTGTAACCAACTCCCTCTTGATCAATGACAATATCCTCAATACCAGAAACAACCTTGGTATAGTAGGTTTTATTGGTATTGTCGGGGATAACTGTAGATGTAACGATTACCTCATCACCAACATACAGTTCGTGGTTACCATCAGTGGTAATCTTACCGTATACCACATCATCTTCAATGATCTTCTGATATCCGAGGATGCTGAGACCTTCAACAGCAGAAACCGCTGCAGAAGCACCAAAACCACCAGATCCCTCATTATTGAAGAAGATAACGTCATCTACCTGATAAGAAACACCAGGATTTTCGATAACGAATCCGTCAATCTGTGCGGATTCAAACTTAGTAATAGTTTCGACTTCAATATCAACTCTAGACTCGTCAGAAACAGTTGGGAAGTAATCATAGATTTGTAGAGTTGATTCTTCAGAGAGTTCGATAGTTTCTAACTGCTCATTAGAGTCAATGATGCCATCACCGTTAGTATCTTGGATTTCCAAGATCAGAGGATATGCCTCAAGTTCTGTAGTCAGGATATCTGGTTCTCTGTTGGGTTGACGATCAACATCAATGTCAACTTCGGTAAACGGATCGCGGAAACGGACAACATCGGAAGGAATATTATCCTGAGTCGCATCCTGACTCATATTCCAGGTATCTGGTTGAGAATAGAACTCAGGACCAATGATATATGGGAATACTGCTTGACCCGCATCAGATTCGTCAATAGTGACGAAATATGCATAAGTGCCGTCAGGATACTCGGGGGTCTTACAGAAACGACCGTTGTAGGGGTCCAGATCACCCAACTGGAATGCATACTCGTAGTCATCAACGAATGTACCAGCAGGATACTCACTCAGCGGAGGACCATCGCCACGAGTGGGATTGGGGTTGGAGTCTACCTCGTAGACCAGTGAAGACTTCAACTGATAAGAAGAACGGAGTCTTCTCAGACCACTATTCTGGTCTGTGGGGTCGATATAACCATATGGTCCATAGATGGGGTTACCATCGTATGCCCAACCAAGAATCGGAGAGTGCTCGTTGTTAGCAGTCTGTTCTTGGAATGTATTTGTTGCAGGATCCAGGAATACGTTGTCACCAACTACATAGCGCAGTTCTTTCGGGTCAACGAGGTGTGCATATTCGCCACCGAACTGGTTATTGTAACCTGTGAAGACATAACCTCTTGCAAAGTCATACTTGTCTGCAAGATCATAATGCAGGTTCTTGGTCCATTGGAAAACATTGGGTTTGAACGTTGCAAACTCACCAACTGCCTCCAAACGGATTGTTGTATTGCCCTGAGTATAGTTAATGCCCTTGTTCAGGATCTGGACACTAATGACCTTACCCTTATCTTCACCGATAGTTCCAATGACTGCTTTTGCGATAGCACCAAAACCATCGCCGTTAATCACAATGTTGGGTGCAGTTGTGTAACCACTACCAGAGTTGATGATAGCAATAGAGACAATACGACCATTGATAACGATTGGTTGTGCAAGAGCACCAGAACCAGAGTTTAGGTTAATAGTGGGAAGTTCTGTGTAACCAGAACCAGCATTGGTCAGAGTTACTGCAGAAATAGGACCACGGACACTTGCAGTTGCTGTAGCACCACTACCGCCACCACCAGTAATAGAGATCAGGGGTTGGGATGTATATCCAGTTCCAGGTTGTTCGACCAGAACACGACTTACACGACCACCAGTGATAACGGCTTGTGCTGTAGCACCAATGCCATCGCCACCAACAACCGACACCAGAGGTTGTGTCTTATATCCAGTACCACCGTCAGTGACCTCAATGGAGAACAGGGAACCATTAACGGTAACTTCTGCAGTTGCACCAGATCCACCACCACCAGAAATCTCCAGTTGTGGTTTATTGCCAGCGTCATACCCTTGACCACCATTAGTGATGTCAATGCTTGTCAGGGGACCATAGCGCAGGAACTCAGAGGACTTATAGGACCATACAGAAACACCATTGACCCATGCACCAACGGCAGTGTTGGGTCTTACAGTTTCACGCTTGGAGACCGTTGTTGCCTTTCTGGGGAAACGCAAGAGTTTGCGTTGGTTACCAGGAATCAGTGCAGTGCCAATAAACGGACCAACTTTGTAGTTGGGAAGACCCGTTGCAGCAGCATAAACATACTGTGCATTGAAGAACGAGTTTTGGATATTACTGGTAAACGGTGTGATCGCAGTATTGATCGCAGTAACGTCGGACTTACCACGGTTTAGGTCAACCGACAGCAGAATGTTGCCCTGAGGAATAATATCCGTAGGAGCAAGCATCTGATAGGAGAATGTATACTCATCAAGACGTGCTGTGACTTGGAAAGTGCCGTTATAGACAGTTGGGTTTGCACCATAGACTGTCACGTTATCTTCCACCAGCAAACCATGAGGATTGCTTGTTACGATGGTTGCAGTCTGATTATTCTGACCACCAGGAGTTGCAGACTCAACCGAAATCAGTTTTTTGACGTTGTACAACCAAGAGGACAGTTTTTCGTCCTGATCGGTAGCACCAAGAGATGCAACGGTCAGTTTATCGCCTTCGAGGTAGTAAGAACCAGTATCGTCGAGAGTTGTACTTCCTGCTTCAGCAATACCCAGAATACGCAGTTTGCACTGCTGATCAGTGCCATAGTTGACGTAAACGTAGATATCAGAATAGATAATAGTGCCAGGATCCCAATCTTCAACCACACCGTTCTTAGAACGAGTACATTCGATGAACTGGTTCAGTGAACGCTCTTTATACTGAACAACTTCCTCATCATTGATTCGGATTGTACCGTTTCTTGCAGGCCATCCGATTGTGGAGTCCACAGTGATGATCTGATCAGTCTTGCTCAGAAACTCAACCAGTTTTGTCTTATATGGGATGATAAACTTGCCCTGAAGGGTTTCTTCAGAGATTGCCAGTTCGTAAATGGTGTCAGTGCCTTTAATAATCGAGATAACGTTCTCAATCAATGCAGAAGCAGCAGTAACGTTAGTATCGACTTCATCTACGAGTTGAACGATCTCACCATCGATCAGATCGTCTGGGTTACCCTCAATAAGGGTTGCACGAAGGATGGTATCAACAACCCAACTTGCAGCAGAAGGAGAAATGACCTCATCGCGGGGATAGTAGACATCAACCTCTTCACCAAACAGAACTTTGAACAGGAACTGAGTTGCAGTCTTAGTACCCTTAGATACATAGAAGTCACGGATACGTTTGATGACCTGAACGGGATTTACCTTGGTATAATCCAGTCGAATGGTCGGCAGGTACTGACGGCGAATCTTATCAAAGATCTGACGTAAGAAAAGTGTGTCGAGAGAGACAACTTCAGCACCAGCAATATGATTGCTGAGTTTGAGTTGAGATTCGGTTGCAAAGATTTGGTTTCCTACATTATCGTAGGAGATGGTTCCGCTGGTGCCACGCACACAGCCCACCAGAGCAGAGGGTTTGTACCCAGAGCCAGGTGTGTTGATTTCAAATCCAGTAACCTCATCAAAACCGATATCTACAGATGCTCTAGCCGCTTGAGGTTCTGCAATGTAGATTTTCGGTGGGAATGCGGGATCATACCCCTCACCAAAGTTGGTAATGCTGATATCTGTGATTTCACCGTTAAAGATGGTTGCAACAGCAGTTGCACCAGTACCGCCGATGGGGAGACCAGCAGAGTCCTTACGATCATCGACAATATAGACAGATGGGGGGTCAACGTAACCTCTACCACCAGTCAGCAGTTCAATGTCAGTAACTGAACCAGATGCAACAGTCACACCAAGGACTTGTGCACCAACGGGTTGAATAATACGTGCTCTGGGGGCATTGGTATACCCTCTACCACGGTTTGTGATCACAACTTGGACCACAATGCCCTCAGGGTTCAAAACAGCGACTGCTTGGGCATCAATGCCACCTACAGGAGCCTGGTCAATATGTACCAGAGGGGGATTGGAATAACCAAGACCACCATTAGTCACACTAATGCTGTCGGTTACCAGACGACCCTCACTGTCAATCTCAGGATCGGTAATCGCAGCACCACTGGGGTTCTTAAAACTAACTGCGGGGATGAAGTCGTAACCAGAACCAGAGTTAGTGATCTTGAGGGAACTTACCTGACCAGTTTCATCATCAACAACCAGTTCTGCTGTTGCTTGAGTGCCATAGGGGTTTGTAGGGGGAGCAATCTCAATCAGAGGGGGGTTATATGAGGTATATCCCTGACCACCACCGATCAAGTTAATATTTTTAGCACCACCGATCAAACTACGTGCAGTTGCACCGACACCACCAAGGTCAGACGGAGTAATGGTTACTTTGGGTGCAAACTCAAGGCGATAACCACTACCACCCTCTTTAACCAGGAGGTCGATCAGAAGACCGTCTTCATTGACACTAGAAACGATCTGAGCCCCCGATCCAACAGCGGGAGAAATGTACTCAATCGAACGAATCGTCAGTCTTTCGCTGGCAGACAGTTGCAAACCACGGAACTCAATGTATGTGCCATCAGCAGTAGTCTGATAGATCACATAATCAACAAATGGTTGCTGGAAGACACCATTTCTGTTGACGATCAGACCAACTTCTGATACTGGAGTATAGAACTGAGTACCAAAGCGAAGCGGATGGGTCTTAGAACCATCTTGGATTGGATTTTCGTCCAGAGTGTCGATATTGATGTCCGCAAAACCCACCATGTAGATAATGGAGGTTGTGTTCGGGTCATCGGTGCCGAGTTTTTCTCTAGGGGGTGTTGCAAAGCGAATAGTGTCGCCTTCAACGAAATAGTCTTCACCAGGAATCTGTGCTACGCCATAAACACGCACAATGAGGTGATCTGCCGAGACGGGTTGAATCGGTTCACCAAGGAATCGTAGATCAAAGGTGTTTTGGACGCCATCAAAGTATTGGAACGGAGATTCCAGGAGTTGTTCTTTCTTCTTGAACTCTTCGATCGAAATGCCAGGGGTCAGAATCGCATCAGGACCTCTAGTCAGCGATTCGTAGTAGATGACTTCATTATCGATCAGGATGCTGCCATCCTTTTCGATAAATCCATCAATCGACTCAACCTCAATGAGGTCTTCAACGAAACCGATGTCCTTGAGCAGTGTGGTGCCTGCAGAGAGGGTTCTCTGAGAATAAGAATCAACGTCCAGGTAGAGATTGACGTTATTGAGGATGTCAAAGGGCCTGCCTGTCTTTTCCTGTGACTTGTAGTATTCAAACAGGAAGTCTACGAACTGCTGATCTTCTTCCCTGATAAAATCAGGTACCTGATAAGCAACTCTGTCAGATACGTTGATGTTCTTTTGCATTTATCTTAGAAACAAGACTCGAACTCAGGATACACAAACGTATCCGTGGGATAATCAATGATATTTATGTCGGTCGTTCCGTAGTTCCAGGAGTCGAAGTTGTTAGGATCGAAGGGCGATGTCACGTTATTATTGGTGTTGTAATCAATGGGGAAAACACCAGGATTGAAGATTGCAGGATCCACACCAGGGGGAATGACGATAGAAGACGAATAGGGGTTAACCGACACAGGAAGGCGTTCTGTATCGTCTGGTGTACCTGCAATAGCAATGGGTCCAACACAGACGATACCTGAGGAATAATCCACAGTACCAACGTTACTATTCAAAATGAGTTCTTTCTCGTTTCTGGTCGTAACGAGCATCAATGACCCTCTACCATCGTCCCTGATGTTTACGGGGACGAGAGTTTCTTGATCCACACTAACGATTGTATTCGCAACCTGAGTGGTGCTGATTCCACCAGCAATCAGGTCTACAAGATCTGCTGTATATCCTGTAGCGTAGAATACGCCCGATTTTACGGATGAGAAGACAGGTGCACACTGATTACCATCGCCATCATTGCCTGTCAGGTCATTGGGGTTATGAATGGGGTTACCAAAATCCAGACACTCGGTAAATACGGTACCGAAAGTGAAGTTTTCCAGATTTTGACCCAAAGAGAGTTGAGTAACGCTACCAGAGATGCAGGGATTGGTCGCATCCAGCATAGAGCTGTATTTTGAACCTTCAATACGACCACCAAAGCGATTTGATTGGCCAGCAGCGTTATATTTGTCAATACTGCGGAGAAGATCGGTCTTCAGTTCTGCAGAACTCTTCACAGCGCAGTTTCCATCGTAATATACCCAAGATTTGGGAACAACGAAGAACGAAGTCGGGTCTGTAATGACAGGCTCGATTGACGCCATTGCATATGGAAGCAGATTGTTCTTAATCTGTGCTTTTGTCGTTGCATTCAGTCTTGTACCCGACTTAGAACGGATAGCGATGTACACTTTTCCGTAAATCGGCGGATTTAACTTCTCACCACCATATGCAGTGACCGATGCCGCTTGGGGATAGATCTTTTTGGTGATGAACTCATAGTCAGACTCGGTTACGGCACGGTTTTGTGTCGCAAACGATCTAGGAGCATTGAACTTGATGCTCAGAGGCGATTCACGGACCTCAGCGTCAGTTGCAGCATCAATAGTTGTGATGATAATGTTCTGAGGAGGAATAGGACGACCCTCAGAGTCAACAATCAGACCAGTAAAGGCAAAATCAGTACAACCGTTTGCTTCTGGACCCGCAGTGCGGATATACTCAATGTTAATAACCTCACCATTGAGCAGTTTACGCCCCAGGACGCCATCTCCAAAGATAATCTTATATCTGAGGTCATCTGCTTCCTCAAGGAAGTACACACGACTTCCTCCGTCGAGGTTCACAGCGTTTCCAACAGGGGAATACTCGTCAGTTTCTTGAGACTGTACGTTAGGACGTACAAAGACTCTGATGAGTTCAGTATCAACGTTCTCCGAAGGAACGATGAAGTCCTGATCTTTAGTATCATCAACGGTATACTCAAAGTTGAGTAGGTTTCCTTGGTAGAAGATGATTTTGCTAAACTCAGCAAGTCCAGTTTGCGGATCTACCGAAACTTGAACATCACTCCTAACCGCAAAGATGAAAGTATCGGTCAGGTTTCTAGAAACGAACACATCACCCTTTCTAAGGGTAACGGTTTCGGGGAAGTTTGTAGAAGAACCAATAGCAGAGGTTTGAACGTTGATACGAACACAAGCTCTAGCTGCTTTGATCGATCTGGGGGTGTAGTTAAGTTGCTTAGCAACACGAACAATGTTATCTCTAACAGTTGCCGACTCAAGGAAAGTCTCGTTCAGCGCCATGTTGGCATTGAACGCAGAGTAGTACGTGTTGTATGCTAAGATATCAATCAGATAAGAGGCAGACGACCCCTCAAAATCATAATCGCTGAACTCATCACGAGTTCTCAGATATGACTTGATTGATTCCTTGATCTCAAAGAAATCAAGGGATGTAAGTTGAGAGGGTACGGCTGGCATGTTATGCGACCTCTAGGAGGAAATCTACAGTTTGGGTTATTGTTTGACCAATAATGATATATTCAATAGTCACATTGAGTTCCCCAGCATCGGGGTTTTCGCGGATGAATACATTCTGAAGTTCGACCCTTGGTTCCAGTCTTTCAACAGTGTTTCTAATCTCTGTCTTCATTTCTTCTGCCAAGAACACATCAAATGGTTCAAAGAGAAGACCTTTGATTCTAGAACCAATCCCAGGTTGGAAAGGACGCTCACCAAACGCAGTAAGCATCAGGTTTCTGATGGACTGTTTGATTGCGTTCTCATTTTTAACCACACTAAAATCCTTAGTATTGGGATTTGCCTTGAAAGAAACTGCAAGGTCTTTGTACCCTCTACTAAGGAACTTTTCAGATCTAAATCTATAAGCGGGCATTAGAGACGTTCAACGTAATCATCGAACCCATTTTTACCACCACACCATTTTGAAAGACGATCGTTGGGCGGATCGTTTTTGTGTGCTAACTTCAGATATTTATCAGCTTTTGGGTCAGTGATTAGTACCCTTGTGCCAAACTGTTGCTCCATGATGCTAGGCACATGGTCAGGTATCGGATTGTTAGCCATCTGTTTCTCTTGCTTAAGGATCAACAGAACTTTTTAAGCGGTTGCTATCGCTCAAAGTTATTTATCTCCCCAATCCCAGTGCATATTTGGTCTCTCTTTGGGAGAGACCTTTATGATTAAATGTTGAAGAACAGTTGAGTTACATGCTCATAGTCTTCATGATGGTATTTAAGGAACTCACGGAAAGTCATTTTCATTTCTCTCTGTGACATTCCACAATGCTCGGCCGCGGCGGGCAGATTCATAGTTGCCCGAAAAAGACCCCAGTTAGCCTCATCAACCAACTGGGGTGTAGTTTTAACTTTACTCATTACTTACCTTGACCCCGATAACGCTTCTTAGCGCCATTACGAGAGGTGGCAGACAGTTTCGTGTTTGAACTGCGACCTTGACGAGTCCGCTTCGGAGGACCCGACTCGAAAACAACCCGAGAAGAACCAACTTTCGCTTTAGCAGGCATAGTGTGTGTCGTGTAGTGGACTTGAATATTATAGCACGATCAGGACGACCAGACCGTAGCAGATCCCCATGCAACAACAGAACTGCAAGGATATGACCACCCAGGGAATCCGATTCCGAGGGGATCGAGCATTCTGCCAACTGGCAGTTTCAATGCAAACACAGTCAGTGTTGTTGTGAATAGAACTCTTGGGTGTCCTATACCACCTGCATCCTCAATCGTCAGGATTGAACAAGCAAAAGGTGTTGGTTTAGGACAAATGGAGTTTCCACATGGGCATAAGTATATAACAATGTTTGTGCATGTACTGAAATGGGGAATGAACGTATCCCCCAACAAATAGATCGGGAGAAAGTGCACAAGCACCATTGCCCTCAGTGGATTGAGAGCAGTTAGTGGTACCAATGGATATGGTGGCCACCAACAAGTAAAGTCTTTGACTTTGATTGTATATGGGATCGGCGGAGTGCCACACCACTGAACCGAGTGAATGGTGGGTGGCAAACAGAGACCGTGACCACTACAAGGCAGTGCATTATGCGCTGCGACAGGTTTTAGAAATCCATATGCCATTAGAATCCAGCTCCAATAACGCTTTGGATGTCAACGTCACATTCACTGAAGTATGGATTGCTCAAATACTGAACTGCCTTGGAATAAACAATGGTCGCACCTGTTAGGTAGTTCCGTACTTTCATCTGACCGACATATGGTCCTAAGACCATACTTGGGTTACCACCCTGCATTCTGCCTGGTTGTACTGCAATAGAAACATCGTTGACATTCTCAAGAGCCGCACAGACACTCATGAGTTCGGGTACTTGATCATATGTAGTACCCGCAATAGGTTGTCCGTTGGCGTCCCATCCGCAGAAAACGTCCAAAGGACCATCTGAGGCAGTAACACCACGCACATAAGTATCCCAACATTCGTTTGGCGGCGCACCATTCACCCAAGGTTCTGCTGCAATCGCAGTAATGGTGGTGGAATCGCTAAACTCTTCTGTTGTTTCCTCGCCCGTTTCTGGATCTTCGTTTGTAAAACTCCAAGTCCAAGGTCCGACCAAGAAGTTGGGTGTATAAGTCGCAATATTGTCATGCAACCAAAGTTGGAACTGCTCAAACTCAGTAAAACTCGATCTGTTGTAGTCAAATGTGTTCTCATCCAGTCCAATGGGCACAAAAACGTAACCAGGACCATTGGGATCTCGGTAACAGCGTCCCTGAATGCCTCCACGGAAGCAAGGATGGGTCTTTGCGAGTCCAGAAACCTTTCTAGTGGGTGTCAACTTCGCTGCAGGCATTTTATCTCGCAGGAAGTCCATAAAATCTTGCCCCTGAGACCCCACTGTATGCCCCTCTAACCGCATTGAAACCTTGAATGTGGCATCTTCTGCCTCAGAGGCACAATATTTGTGTACAACCCACCCAAATGCCACAGGTTTGGGGTCTTCCAGTGGACTGAGTGGGTTAGAAGTGCCCCTGTAGGAGCAAGGCATGTCAAAGAAACGACTTACAGCGTAAGTTTTGGGTTGGGGGATCTCAATACACGCCTTTCCACCGTTCCAACCATAGACACCAGACAGTGCCGCAGACCTTTGGTCCGATTCCTGCGCTGCTTGTCGTGCTTGAGAGAAGGGACCATTCAAATAATCGTTGATTCCATCCGAAACTTTGCGTACTTCCCTGAAAGATTCCTCTGTTGGAAGTGCATCAGACACCACACCAGGCATAACGAGGTCTAAACAAGTCGCAGGAAGGTCTTGGCAGAGCACAGTCTTGTCAGATTTGTGCACATCGGTCACTTTCATGTAACCTTGAGGTATTTCTACGCTCAATCCTTCTTCGATTTTGCTAAAACCTTCGCTCAATACGCTCTCTAAGTCGAATCCACCGTCGTTTCCGACCAGATCCTTGACATTTTTGAGTGCACCTGAGTTCACAGGGTCAAATCCAGAGGTATCTTGACCTTCAAATCCACGTGATACCTTCTCTGGAATCACAACTGCGACCAAAGGAGGGAAATCTGGGGAGTATCCCGACCCAGGATCAGTGATTGCAACGCGGAGAATGCTTCCATTTGCGTCCATCTCCTCTACAATGACCTTTGCTTGCTTCTGGAGGACGGTTTTGCCGCGATTGTAGACTGCTTTACCTGCAGTTTTTTCGTCAGACTGCGCTAAGGTGTTGGAAGTTTTCTGGATTGCGTTATGCATCTGCATATCGTAGTCCTGATTTGTCTCTTGTGGGTAACCAGCAACCTTTGCATTACTCAGATTGTTGTCCAAAGGCGTCTGATTCATCATTTCTGACGCATAATCGCCAGGAGAGAAGTCCTCCATGATGCCAGGAGACGAAACTGAGATGGTAGTATCCTCAAAACGATATCCATAACCACCATTTACGATCTTAACTTGCGCTAGTTCACCCGCTTCATTGATCACTGCCTCCAGTTTTGCCTCATCAAGCGTCCTAGATGCGACTAATGCGTTAGGATCGATCTCAACTTGGAAGTAAGTGATCTTCTTGGGGAACTCATATACGCCAAAGAACGCACATTTGTCGCCAATACCGTACCCAGCAAGCACAACTGCGGTGCCTCCATCGGCAGAAGTGATCTGTTGGTTGTATGTAAAGGGGTTTCCGTTACCAGATTCCGCATCTGTCTCACCCAAATCCATAAAACCCGCCTTATTTTCGTCACCAAAGTAACGAACAGACGTGATTGTCCACCCATTTACCGATTCACCACGCCTAAATGCGCCAGTTGTGCTAGTATAACGGAAGAAAATGCGTCTAGAATCCGTGCCAACTGTCCAGAACGACTCATTTACGCCCTGTGTGGACATATCGGAGAGCGTCAAAGTTGATTTTGTCGTCTCCCAGGAGTCCTGACGGATCTGATAGAAGTGAGAATGGTAAGAATAGGTGCGAATACAGCAAGGATATGATCTATCTTGTCCATCTGAACACGTTGAGTTAGGGCAACACCCCGCATCTGACAGTGTATATTGGATTCCAAAGATAGGACCGTTCCACGGATACGACGTATCGTACAAATAATAGACAAACTGGGAGTCGTACATGTCCTCAAATCCCAGATATCGAGGAACGGCACCCTTGATTGCGCCGTTTAGACCGTATGCCCACTCAAAGTTTGCTTCTGGATCGGCAACTTCGACGTAATCTGCGTCTCCCCACCCGTTCATATTGGGTGGTCCCTCAAATCTGGAGTCAGTATCGCCTCGTCTACCCCATCTATACCTGAAATATGACCATGGCTCTGCCCATTGATACCAACCAGACTTGTCTACACACTGTCCAGTCGGTCCAATCAGACCAATATCAACAACTTGCTTTGATTTCTGTGACCCAAAACCACCAGTATATACATAACCGATGATGCCTTGGTATACATACTCCCCCTTTCTCGCCTCCTTGGGGGGTATAGGACCGCCTGAGAGGTTTACTTCACCTGCAGGATTGATAGTATAGAAGTCATCATACTTCGGTGCACCTGCATAATAATGATACAGAGGGGTATAGTCTGCCCCATGAGTAGCAGCACCCGCCTCTGTGGTGTGTATGTACCCTAGAGTGCCCGTATTTTCCCATCCACTACCCTCAGAGTTGTTGGACGAGATTTTTGTATTGTTGATATCGTTGTTGTAATGACGATAAAACTGAGTACCACCTGAAGAGGCAGACTCCAATACGTAGAACACAGGTCTGTTAGAACGAGGTTCTGCGTTATATTTCTTTGCTACCTTACCTTTACCACGTTCACCTGCCATATCCTCCTTACGGATACGGTTCTCTATGGTATAGGTATGATCAAATCCATTGCCACCTGTACCGCGATAGTGTCTGTATACTTCTCTTCTATCACTATCACAGTTGGTGCAGACTTCTTCTTCATCACCAATGTAGTGCACATTGTCTTTGCCTAAGGGTAACGACCCAGGACCTGCACCCAGGAACTTGATCTGATACCCATCAGGCACGCCTTCATACTCATCGCTATTCCAACGCTTCTCAAAGTCTTTAGACTCGATTGGATTACGATAAGATCTTCCCGTCTCAATAATATAGGCAGGCATTAAATACCAAGAACTGTCTCGATTGTATTTATCCTGTCATAGAGATCATCGAAGACTTGTTTTAGGTTTTTATACTCTTCCGACCCAGGAGGTTTGTACTGAATCATTGCTGGACCTGGCGGTGGCATTTTGGAGACCGCCTCCTCTAGTAACTGTAAGCGAGCATTTGTATGATTAAATGCTTCAGCAATGTTCTTAAAGTTTTCGTTCAAGTTGTCCATAATGTTGGGTTAAACGCGGTTTTTGGTTTCGCGGTTTTCGAGAGTCATTCCTCATCAACCTTCTTGAGCATTATTGTACCATCGATGTCCTCAGAGTATTCTAAGGTATCTCCTTCACGCCATCCTGCCTCTTCTAGGAGTTCATCAGGTAACTGTACAAATACTTCACCATCGTCCCCTTCCTGGACCTCTAAGACATATCTCTTACTCATCTGATACTCCTGAGTTTGTATAACAGTATATAGATTTCTCAGTGTTTGTGATATAACCAAACGTATACGTCAGCACGCACAGGTCTGAGAAACTTTTTACCACTGAGAAAAATATTTTGTAGAAAGATATTTGCAATCTCTTTTAGGCATAGAAAGATATACGACCATTCCTCACGGGGGGTCGTAGCGAGGGTCTGGGGGGTCTCAGAACCCCTGGAAATATTTTTAGAGAGAGATAACACTAGGGCGATCCTATACTTTTGTAGGTTAGCGAATAGGTACTTTTTAATATAGCGAAATGGGGACACGATTGCATCCCCTATGTTATACTAACTGTGACTCACATGTGATACTCACCGAGACTCACATCATAACAGAAACCCTCTGCAATCATGTAGTCAGTGAATCTCTGGTACTGTACGAGTTCCTCACTCAAACCCGTATCAATCAGGAACTGTGCTAACTCTACCTGTTCATCGGGTGGTAGTGATCCTGCGTCGTAAAGATCTAGCAATAGTTGATACTTTTCAGGCATTGGATTGTTTACTGTAAAAGAGTGCATCTTGCAATGCTAAGTCATAAGAACGAAATGGACCAAACTTAGGACAACCATCGTAATCGTATCGCCAGAAGTGTTTACGGCGGTCTTCCCAGATTAGAATATCCACTGAAGGATTAGTGTTGAGAGTGATAGTTTTCAACTCCAATCTCCTCGGCAATCATGGGCAAACTCGGGCATCATAGCATCATCGAGATCGATATCTTCGGTGATCTCATCATCATCGGAGAGCATGTAATCAATCCAGTCTTGTGCATCGAAATCATCCATCAATCTGCCTCGTAATAGTCATCAGAAGTGGTGAAGTGTTTGCGATACTTATCCGAATATGTATCGGTGGAATCTGTGGAAAACTCTCGCCTATCTTTGTTGCCCCAGTTACGCTTCTCTCGAATAGATTTGGGACGGCGAGTGTTGTGAATGTCGTTCTTCTTGTACGTACGACCCATGAGATTAGTGAATGAAAGTGTTAGTGAAGGACTCTGCTATTATGTATGATTTTTTGAGTATTGTCAAGGGGTTTGTGAGGGTTTCAGAAATGTCCTGGGAGTGTTGCCAACTCGCTGTCAATGTGTTACAGTCCGAGGCAACAATAACCACACACATTAACACGAACTATAGAGCACTAATGTATGTTTTTTGAAGCATTTCTAAAATACACAGTTTTCCACAGGATATGTGGAAAAAGTTGTGGAAAACTGCGCGTCTCTTAGTTCACTCCTATCGGGACAACATTGAATGAGAAAGTGATACGATTGTCTGCTAGATTTGATTCATATCCATGAGTCAGATTAGGTGGATAGATTAACAATGTTCCTTCTTCATGTGGTACATAGCAATCGGGTTGATTGAATGCTGTTTGTGTACTACATTCGATCTGCAATACAGGGAAATGAGATGAAACAATGTGTCGTCTGAACTTGAGTGGGGAATGAGATTTCTTATCAAAGTTGAGAAAATAGGTGGCAGAATAGAGGGCGTTTGAATGTTCATGAGGAGCATAGATTGCACCTTGGGATGCTACCTCTAAGTAGGATTCTTGTATGTCAAATCTTGATGAATATGCCCATGCATCTTCATTGTGTTTGTTGACAAGATTGAGGAAGATTTCTTTGAGATTAGGATTCTCATTGAGCAGTTCATTGTCATTGCCTACAGTAACAACATTGTGGGAAATCATTCTCCTTGAGTGTTCAGGAACGAGTTCCTTTGTTCTCATCCAAGAGAGGATTTGTTGTTTGATGTTTGAATGATCGGGAACATCAAATGCGGAGATTGCTTGTGGAAAACAGGCAAATGTTTGGTTCTTATGTAATACCTCTTCAGTGAGATTGTCGGAGAGTGGATTAGTCATGAATCAGCGAAGATAGAGATAATCACCTGCCCAATCTGCTCGACGATAACACTCTTCACGGGAGTTCTTGTCAAACAGGTTGTAACGTACACCTTTGGCAGGTTTAGAAAAGGATGCGGGTTTATATACGTCACCCGTCTTCATATCTATGAAAGCATGAACAGAACGTGATCCGCTCTGAGTCATTATAATCTTAGCATACTTGCGTCCTTCCTCTACATCGAAAGAAATGTTCCAATCATACTGATCATTGCGGATTGCATCCAGTTGACGTTGGAAATACCCCGTATCATCGTTGCCTGAGGAAACACGACGGCGGAAGGATTTTACAGTGTAAAGACGATAATGTTGGTCCAGTGCTTCACACAAACAGCAGATCAATGTGTTGATGGGAGTGTTAGTCAGAGTCTCAAGCATGATCAATAACGAAACTGAAGATTGGGTTCGGGACGAATAAACTCTGATGCATCCTGAAGGCGGTCAGAGATAAAGAATCGGGCGTCCTGTGAGTGATAGATAAGGACGCCGATTACAATCAAAAGCAATACTTTCACTTGATTCGCATAGTAGTTAGCGGAACGAGATTTGTTGAGTGCTTTCAACATCAACCCAGGCGCATCGAAGAGAAGAAAGGAACAACAGAAAGACCTTGGGCAGTATTCATTTGCAGGAACCAATCGAAGTCCTTTGCGAATACTTTATCACCACATTCTCCGTGCTCAGAGAGAATAGCATTCAGACGAGATTTGGTGGTGTTGGATTGCCAACCGCCGTCAAAGAGGCGGATGAAACCCTCACCGATCTCGGCAATCTTGTTGCCGTGCAGACGCACAACGGAGAGGTTTTCTTCCTCGTTAAAGTGAACAGAAGTATTGCCAGATTGCCAGTTGTCGTTGTTAGCGATGGCGGTGTTCATTGCCTGCTCGATTTTACGCATGATGAGAAAAGAGAGGTGAAAAGTGTTAGGAAAAAGTGGAGTTTATCATCAGCAGTAGAGTTGCCAACTGACTCGCTAGGAGTGATGATCGGGTGTCCTGTTCCCCTCCACTTCTCTAAGATACACGATCTTAGGGGTCTGTGCGGTGATAGTGGACGGTTTGTCCAACTGTCACTGCCAACCCGTCGCTTCGCTTGGTTCCTCACTATTCTCTTCACTATCCTCTTCAATCAGGTGAGGATAGTATTGATTAACCTCTTCAATCAGTTCCTTGTCACTATACACTTCCAGGTCAGCATTGAGGCAATCTTTTAACAGTGCCAAGCAATCGTCAAGGTCCATGCCATCAACGATGCAGTCAACATATTGGCGTTGGATTTCAGAGCGGTCCATGATTGTGTGTGTGATTGTTGTTAGTTAGTGTTGCGCGTGATTAACGATACTTAGCGCACATTTCATCGTAGGATGCGCCTACGGGGATTTGTTTGCAGAATCGTGTCATCTTAGCGTCCTGCATTTGAGAGACTGAGTTGATAGCAGCAAGACCAATCATGCTGCCAAAGATTACAACTACTGAAGCAAGAATGATTCGCATGATGTTAATCAGAGACCGTTGATAAAGTCAGCGAGTGCCTCATCGTACTCTTCTTTGGTGTTAAAAACACGACCGTGAATCGTACGAGGATAGGTAGCATCACGACCTGCCATCTGGCAGTCAGTGCGATCGTAACCCATCTCGACGAGGGTATCAACGTAGGGGTTGTAAGTTGCCATTGTTTTGTTGTAGTTAGTGAACCAGTTTGCGTCGTATTTGGGAGGCATTACGCCATGCTCACGCTATAGCGTTTGTAAGGAACTTGATAGTATTTGAGTTCCTCAGCAATGCGATTAGTGAGTTTTTCCAACTGCAGTTTGTGTGCCCAGAGTGATTTAGTGGGTTTCAGTTCCCTATATTGAACGAGGTGGAAAATGCTGCCATCACGTTCAATGCGGTCAACTTCGATGCAGTAACGATTCATGATGATTTGAGTGGGGTTAGTGTGAGAAAGTCGTGAATCAGTAGCGATAGTCACCAGCACGAACATGATCAGGGACATTGTTGTCATCCATGATCTTTTCCCACACATCGTAGAACATATCCCATGCAGCATTGTTGCAAACAAAGGAGTCGATTCCTGCCTGCTCGCAGACGTAATCGTATGCCATATCGATGTCGGGGTTCATGTCAAGACAGAACGCCTGCACGCTATCGAGAGCATCGATGAATGCGGGAGTGATGGTCATGTCGGTTTGGTTGTTTTCCATGTTTCTAAGATACACGAGATGCCAGACCCAGGTAGTTCGTGGTGATACAAAACCGAGAAACCACCTGAGGAACTGTCACACCGTCAGCGAGCGACTGGTTTGTGTCGCATTGGTACATCATAGGTTGAAACATCGTGTCCGTTGATTGTTGCCCAACCGTACATAAGTGCATCCTTTTTAGATACAAACTTCTTGCCAAACTTGTTGGCAACTTTATACTTATGGTAAGTGTTTTGATTCTTCTGAATCGTGCTTACATACACCCAGCAGTTGTATCCATGCTTTCCTTTGTTGACAATAACTGGTGAAGGTGTTTGTTTAGACTCGGAGACTTTCTTAAGCATGAGAGTGTTAGTTAAGAGTGTTCAGAAGAGTTCGAGTTGTTGAAAGTTAAGATGGTCACAGCAGGTATCATCATCCTGCAAATCTATCATGTCGGTGTCAACATGCTTCGTGAGTTTGCTAAACAAAAAGTCAACAAACTCACGGTCTTGTTGTGTAATCATCGGGAGAGGTTTGCTACTTTGAAACGGGTAATCTCGTCGGGAGTGTTATCAACCAGGACAGGAGTGTCCTTGAAAGTGATACGAACGATGGAGGGGTTCATTTCCTGCCACTCACGCAAAGTGCGGCGGCGGACATCACCAGAATCAGGAAAAGAGGTCAGTTTCTTGATGGTCTTGAACTCGCTCGCAGAGGTATCATCATCGAAGAAAAAACGGGTCTCACGACGATAGGTTGCGGTCGTGACTGCGTTTGGGAGGAGTTGCATTGCGTTGCTTTCTTTAACTCTCATAGTATTGCACCGATTGGTGCGGAAATCAAGCGATGGTGGACGGTTTGACCAACTGGCACACTACCCTACCGATAGATTACTTTGAAAAACAGGATTAGACCACCAAGAGTCAACAAACCAGTTGCAATCAGTGAAGCATTAACTACATCCATAGTTCTCCATGTATTCGGTGAGAGTGTAACCATCCTCGTCAGTATTCGTTTCTGCGATTAACTGTTCGAGAGTATAGTTGTTGAGATCTTCACGATACTCTTCTGTCGTGGGATCTACATCAGGATCGAAATCATCATGGCAGAGATAATCCCACTCTGCACATAATGCATCGATAAGTTGTTCTCTAGTGTATTCAGTAGTCATACTCACGAAACGTGCAGTTTTGCTCTTGGTTGTTGAGTTCGGTGTAGTATTTGTTCAGGATTGTGTTAATCGTGGGGTAGTAGGGTTCGTTAGCACTAGGATACCCACATTCTTGTGCTTGTTGTAAGAAATGAAGCAAGCAGTTTGCTTCACTATCAGTGAAATCAATCGCGTTGAAGACTTTAGAAACTGTAGTGCTCACTTGTTGTAAGGAGAGTTGAAGAAACGACGGAAAGCAGTAACAACAATGATAAACGCCGAAGTAACACCAACCAAACCAAGGAAGGTAACAGCATCACCAGTGAAAGTGTAAGTGTCAGGCATCAATCAAAGACAGGACGTAGAGGTGGACGAGTGCGGAAATGTTCGCGTCGAACTTCTTCCATAATGTTTGCAGGAGTTCCATAATAACCAAGATGCATCCAGTAACAGTCAACTAAACGGAGATCTTGCTCCATTTTGTTGTATTGATCGTAGGGATTGAGTTGAGTAAAGTCAGCACAATACTGAACAATCTCAACGGGAATCTCATCAACAGCGAACCCCACAGATGGGGGTTGCTGGATATAAATGGGGAACATGATCAGCAGAAGCAAGGAGTATAGGAGTCAGGGCACTTTTCAGTGTTGAAACCAGTAACCACAGCGCCGTTAGCAATACGCTCAGCGACCTCATTGGAGAAGGTGAGAGCAGTAACAACAGACCAAGATTGCTGTGCTTTGCCATAATCAGAAGGGAAAGTCACACGCTTGATAAAACGCTTGACGACAGTCTTTACACCCTTTTCTTCACATGCCTCGGCAATAAATGCCTCGGGGAAGAAGTCAACGATGCAGACGGAGTTGGAAAGTTGCATGAGGTGCGTTCCTTTGACTCTTTAATAATACACGCCTGAGAGGCGTCCACAAGCGCCTGTAGACCGCTTTGCCGACTGTCACGGGGGCATAGAGGGTCGATGGGGCAAATAGATATTATGGTGCACCAATCTCACCCACCTCGAAGAACTTAGTGATCTCATCGTAAGGTACATCAATGTCACTGTTATCCGTGATCGATTGATGCATCATCCACTCACGATAGTTACCGATGAGATCAATCGTATCCCACACTTCTGAAACCAGTTCATCATTGTCAAAGGATTCAACCTCTAGATGATACGATGCGAGTGAATCTAGAATGATGTTGAGTTGGCGGATTGTGAGGCGGCGGGGTGTCATAGTGTTTGATTCCTGTAGTCTAGGTGTGAGTCAGCGTTTGATAGATTTGGATCTGGATCACTGAATAGGCACACAATAGCACCATCAATCTCCACGGTGACCAGTTCTCTTTTCTCGTGGTATTGATTGTAAGCGAACTCTTTAGCACTGTCAATATCATCAAAGTCCCATGTTTGTTCAACTGGACGTTTCTGTCTTACTACTATTGCCATGGGTCTTTGATAACTAACTCGTGTGCTGCTTGTTGTCTAAGTTTGGATGCAACATAACGTTCATCATCTGCACCCCATTTCCATCCAAGGAATACACCTACCTTAAAACCAAGTGCTCCACCTAATGCAAATGTGAGAGATGCAATGTATGCTGTGATCACAGTTCATCTTCCTCAATGATGTCAGAATAATCTACACCATGTTCATCTAGAACTGTCTTGCAATAGGATGTAACCATGTCGATGAAGTCTTGCTCAGTGAAGTCATTGAACATAGACCAACGTGCATCATTAGGATCCCACTCTATTTGTAAAGTTCCATCTTCATTTTCGCTTACCCTTAGACCGTCGTCTTCGGGTGTTAGTTGCAAATCCTCCTTCGGATTCTGGTCTGGGGTCAATGACTTCGACATGAGAAATGTGTTGGTGAAAGTTCCAATAAACGGTCAAGACTTCATCATATGATTGAAACACTTTACATGTGTTATCTTTGCACCATACTTTATACCAATGGCGATCATATGGTTCAGTGGATGTGCATGTAAAGTGTTGGGTCATTAGTTAAACTCTTCGTTGCGACGCTTATCGAGATAAGCGATGATTTCGCCCCTCCATTCTAACAACTCATGATAACATTGTTGTTCATGAGCATCCTGACGGAGTTCATGATCGGGTTTCAACACACTTTCGTAAAAGATGTGAAATGCATCCTTACGTTTCTGTTGTTTTGTGGTGCTGCTCCAATCCATGCTTATCTTGCGAAGTTAATAGTATTTAAGCATGAAAGTGGGGAAATCAGGACATTCTTAATGATTTCCCCATATTCTATCACACTTCTTGGAACTTACCGTTCTTCCACTGTGCAAACTCAGGGTTCACAACATAGCGACCGTTAGTTGAGCACCACACGATCGGTTGGGGTTGAGTGACACTTTCCACGTTGCGGATAGTATTGCGGGACTGTGCAACCAGTTCCTCGATGGTGTAACGAGCGGGGCGGATTCCGTACATTTGGTGTCCTTGTTTGGTACCCTCATAGTATAGGCACAGGGTTGCACAAATCCTGGGGATCGTGGACAGAGAGTGGACTGGCACACTTCCAGACATACCCGAGAGTGTATCGAATAGGTTCACTCACAGGAGGACAACCCTCATGCCATATTGTACTGTCAAACAGCACTAATCGCCCTGGTTTGCACTCAACACTCATAGTATCACCCTGTTCATTAACAAATAGAGTGTCACCATCGCCTCTGATGTAATACAGACCACTGATTCTGTCGCTTTCCTTTAGAACATCCCAATCCGTGTGACTTTGGGCGTTCTGCCCAGGTGTTTGCACGTTCAGCAGGCAGCGATCAAGTTTTTGGATTTTATAGTCCAACAAGAGATCATTGCATACACACATATGCAAATAGTCCACAAACCAATGAGGGGCGATAGGTGCAATCCATCGCTCCTCATCGATAAGTAACTGACCAAAGAACCGACTCACTTCATACTGACCGTAGGGTGAGTTGGTATAAGTTACGGGTATAAGTTGGAACTCTTCTGCATTCTTATCCACCATCCATTGTGGAAAGTAGTTGTCAACTATCCTCATTCTGAATACGCTCTGCAAGGACTTTAATCATGATAGCACGGATCTCTTCTTTTGTAAAACCTTGAGTGTTAAAGAAGCAAGAGTTGCCACCAGCATTATATGTATCAAACCCATCAAGATGTGCAACGTTGAGTGCCTTACCGATCACACCATCAGAGTATGCACCATCACCGATTGCAAAGGTGACGTATGACACATCAGGGTTAATCTTGCGGCAGATGTAGTTGTTCTTGAACCAGCGTTCGATAGCATTACCAGCGTCCTGCTGTTTCTTACCTTCAAACACTGCAATCAGTTTGCCTTTGTAGAACCATGCGCCACCATCAGGTTCGCAAGCACCCTTACCACCAGGGATTTGATTCTTCTTCAGTTTTTTCTGTAATGTCACACCAGTGTATTGCAAAACGTCTGCAATCTCCTCTTTGAGGACTTTACATTGGTTGTCAAGTTTGCGTGCATGTGCATCAGTAGCAACCATGCCTTTCTGAATGCCGCCTGCCATTGTCTTGTGTCGTTTGGACCTCTTCATTATACACACAGAAACGGGGCAGCAACGCTGCCCCGTGTGAAGGTTATTGGATTGTCACATTACATATTTCAGTTCCATCTTTCGATGGTATTGATATGCATAGTGGGTACGATTGCCATGGATACCCCACCCTAACCAATACCATGAGTCATTCATATATTGTGGGATGGTTTTGCCTGGTGTCTTTAACTTAGGAATGAGAGTTTGGAACTGTTGTTCATTCCACATGTACCGCAGTTGTCCCTCAAGAGAGTTGACGTTGCAACTATTCTTCCTGCAGAAACGACCCAGACCCAGGTATCTTGCTTCCGTAGTCCACTGAATGAGACCAAATCCTCCACGAGTGCAACGCTGATAACCAGTGTTTGCCCCACCCTCACAAACGAGAGGGTTAAAGTTGCTCTCCTGTTTGATGTTACCCATCACAGTAGCGAGAGCATTCTTGTTCACAATACCCCGATCTTGCAGAAACGCTAGAGTTTTCTGCTCGGCAGGAGTACACTGAACGCACTGATATACAGGTGCAGGTGGTTGATCGTAAAGCATTAGATTTAGACGAGGGACAGAGGAGGAATGCCTTTCACGAAGATAGCATCAACTACATTCTGCAGTCGCTTGGTCACTTGCTTACCGTATGTGCGATGCACAGGGACAGTCACATAACCGAAAGGTTTCCTATAAAAGTCAAACTTACCAGGGGTGAGTTCACCGCTGCGAATAGCAGCAGCGTCGTCTTTATGTAGACGAATAACACGACCGATTGTCTGTGCCATCTCAACAACGTTGAGATTACGCAGAAGAATGCAATGGGTGAGACCAGGAACGTTGATACCTTCCGACAGAATAGAATAGTGGAAGATAACAAACTTCTTGGTGGGATCTGCACCCCAGGCGGTGAGAGTGTCAAAGAACACCTCACGATTGACTTTCTTGTCGTCTACATAGGCACCGAACTTGCTGGTGACGTGGAGAACATGGTAACCACGATCCTTGAGTTGTTGGAGTAGATCAGTCTGACCGATCATGTTACCTAGCACACGACTGGATGGCACTGCAACCAACACTTTAGCAGCAGCAGTCTCATCGAGATTGTCGATGATATCCTGCACAGTGTTACTGTCAACAACGTGAGCGTTGACCTTGTTGCGAGAGTTATCCGTGTTGAATGGCACAATCTGAGGGGGAATGATGCTACCGTTAGCAATCAGTTCCGAAGCAGAAACATTCTCGATAACAGTACCATACACCTCACGATTGTGCATTCCACGCTCATGCTTGTGCGAGATGCGAGGAGTAGCAGTGAAGAAGTAGCAACGCTCTGCAACATCAGAGATGGCAAAGGTGCTGGCGAAGAAAGACTTAGCAACACTATTGTGTGCCTCGTCAAAGTACACTGCACTGATATTGATGCCTGCATCAACTACACGACCCAGCGAATGATAGGTGGTGAAGATAATGCAGGACTCACCTGCAGCACGAGCGGTGTTGTTGAAGAGAGCAATCTTGCTGCTCTTGGTAGAGTGAAAGTAATGAGTTTCACCACTGTGAGCATGACATACATGCACATACTTGCTGTCAACAAACTGCATGAACTCATCACACAGTTGAGTAGCAAGCAGAATGCGAGGAGCAACAACAACAATCGTGGAAGATTGCTGCAGTTGACGCAGTGCATCCTGAATCATAATGAAAGTCTTGCCACCGCCAGTAGGAACAATGACTTGACCTTTATCGTTGACTTGCATTGCTGCAAGGGCACGATCTTGGTGAGGACGAAGAACAACGGTCATGTATGTGGATCGCTCAACAGAAATAATATACTACCACACCTCACCAGTCGGTGAAAACGGGGTGCACTTCGCAAACTGTCACGCCACTCTTCTTGAGGTGCTTTTCCCACTCAATAGCATCAACTAGCGTCAGGAACGTCGCTGTAACTGTCGAAGTATGCCCTTTCTTCTTCTGTCTCTTCCAAATAACGTTGTATTTCTTCGCGTTTGATGTCATAAACAGAGGGGAGATTGTTGGTTGATTTTTGTGGGTCTTTTTTGGTATTCATTTGGGGCGCTCTCCTTCGGGTAGCATATCGTTGCCAGGATGTTCATGGATCAGTCCATTGTATGCCTTCTTATTATAGAAGTGGGTGTCGTCAATCTCGATCTCATCCCAGAACTCTTGAAAGATAAGTACACAACACTTGGTTGTTGGATGTCGAGCAGATTTGTCACCATGTTCATACTCACGGAAGCACATAGAAATGTAGGAATCACAAACGAAGCACACATGTCCTTCCATTCCATCATATCGGATAGGTGATCCAATCTCCAATGACTTCATGATGTTCCTGATCTCCAGTGGAACTGACTCTGAGATTAGCAGAGGTGTCGTCATATAGTCAACCTATTGGTACAGTCGCCGTACTGTCCATGCAACCAATAGTTGAACGCAACACTATACCGATCCGACAGACTTCGGTTGGGTTCAACACTATGCTCCACAGTTGATGGAAACAGTAATATCAATGCCTCTTCAGCAGGTATAGACCAACACGCTGAGTTGTAGATATTGTGCTCAACAATATCAGGTCTCATTGCTGGTGTTGTATATGTGTCACGATTGCAATCAGCGTGAAACAATATATCCCCACATTTAGGTGGCGTTTTTATGTATATCACACCACTATACATTGAGTTGCAATGTGTATGTTTGTGAGCAGAATGACCTGTCTTGTGTCTAGTTGCCCACGAACAATGATGACGTGCTACATATTTCCTATCAAAGCACAGTATGTTATACAAATAGTGATTCAGATGTCTCTCAACCAATGCCTTTAACTCTGGGCATCCATCTAATAGTCTTTGGTTGGAAGTATTCTCACCATTCTTCTCTTGTGGGTCAGAATAATACTCCTGATTAACAACATATTCCACTATCTCTGCAGACAGTGGAGCATTGCGAGACACATAGAGTGGATTGTTAAACAGTGGAAAGACTGATCTATCGTATTCACCTAAGTTCATAACACCAAATCTCGTGTAGGTGCACTAAAGTCACCTTTCATCATTACATTGAATCCTAATGAGTATCTATCTTGTGTAGACTCATTGTATCCTGTGTAGTGGTCTACATGTGCAGGGAAGCATACAATCATGCCACGCTCAGGTACAATCTGCCAGATGCGTGAGTTGAGTATGTTATCCTCCCATGTTGCTGGTTCGAGTGTACCTGTGTTCCATGTGGCATGATTATATGATGCTTCAAAGATGATGTTACCACTATCATCGGGCACGTCAAGATACAGGCAACCTGTGAACATACTATTGGTATGTCCATGCCTGTTTGCTCTCTCACCAGGACGGTGTTTGTTGACCCATGAACACACAATCTCACATGTCACTCGATCATCAATAGCGAGGACATTGTGAGCATAGTGGGCAATATGACCCAGACAGATGTGATGCAGACGCGGATACCTCTTGAGGAGTTGTGTATCCACTGACTGCATACCATCTGCACGCTTTGGATAATCCTTATATTCTTCCTGTTTGATTAGATCTATTTCATCTTGTGGAATATCATAGGTGTCAACATAAACAGGTGTGGAGAATATAGGGAAAACAGTCATGCTTCGGGTTCAAGATGTAATGTAGTAACAATCTCATGTATTGTATCACGTTGTCTGGGACTGATGTCTCCCTGCCTCTTATAGAGGTCAGAGAGTAACAATAACATTGCTCTCTTGAGCAATCCTTTCGCCTCTTTGCTAAGTGGTGCTGACTTGAGGAACATCGGTCTCGTTCTCCTTACGAGTTTCGTAGTATTGACCGACGATAGTCACACGGTTGCCCTTGAAACCAATCGTCTGTCGTAATCTTACCGAGTCATTGTGTAGGAGTCGAATCTCTTCACGAAATCTTTGTTTTCCATACTCCGTATCAAAGAGGATAGTATCCTCATCAATCATAGTTACATCAGTCATGGTGGGATTGGAGGTCATGTATCCTTGAGAGCGATACATCTTCCCATCCTTACTATTGATTCCGACAAGCATCTCACCAGATGAAGCAGGTTCACCTGAACTATATTTAACAGTTTGCCATCCAAACTTTACATAATAGTCACTGTTGAGATCTTCTGGAATGACTGCTTTCTCAACATCATTCAGGTCACCAACGAGTAGTTCACTGGTCATGAGTTCTGCACTCTCACCATACAAATATCTGCGGTGTGAATGCCACTCGCCCTTAGATCTATCAAACCATTGTGTAATCATACTGACCTCTTCAGATTTACATTTAGAACGACACGAATACCATCCTTGGGTGGTGTTGAAGCGTGTAGCATATGTCCAGGGAAATGCACAACACGACCCTGCCTACATTCTACACGATGAATCTCTTCAAGTCTGTCATTGAAGAATAATGTGGGTGCTTTATCGTTACTGGTTATATACCACAACATCACATCATGTGGATCAGTGAAGTCTACATGTGGTTTGTTATGTTTCTTCTTGGTGGGATACAATAAACCCAATCGTGCACGGTATATATCCTCATGACTATATCCATAGAGATTTGCAAAGTTACAGATCTCTAGATGAAATAGATCATAATATGGTGATCGTACCTCATAGTCCATCTTCAATAGATGCATGAATGCACCACCACCAGAAGGCACAAGATCCGTGGCATCAGGTATATAAAACCAGGGAAACTCAGGAGCAGTAACTATACGTTCAATCTCTTTTGTTGCTACATCAGAGATCAAGTGTGTATTGATTTCTGTCTGGTTTGTTCTCAGGATCATGCCAACAAGGAATACTTAGGGACAGTCGTTCTTGATCAGGACAAGCACAATGATAACAACGTGATGGTATATACAACATGTCTCCAGGTTGTAGTACCGTATCGATTGCAGGTGTTACTTCATCCTCACTAGGATTATAGGGGAATCCAGTATATTTGACAAGTGTACTACACCGTTCATTATATACTGTCCAATGTGTCTCACCATGTATTTGCATGATGAAGTTTGCTGGTTGATCCCAATGAATCTTGAATGAACTTGCACCACCTAATGCACCATAAATGTGTGCATCACATGCTACATCAAATGCATCCTCAATCCTACGCAGCAATGCATTAACATGAACATTATGATGACCATACTTAGCAATCACAAATGTGTGGTTATCATTGACAAGATCCATGATAACTTTCTTGTCTGGATGCCAGTTACCATGCCACGGGTGAGGAACAGTGGGCATAGGAACTTTGATGTTATTGCTGTCAAGAATCTCAATGTTATACTCCCAGGGATTGTTTAAGCAGTGCTCAACATCTTCCCAGTCCACATAGAGTATAGGTGCATCACATACACCCTTGAATAACAACGGTGTGTCACCACAGACGTAATGCTCACGGTTCAGAAACGGATACGAAATGGACATTTAGATTCCCTCTTCATGATTAGATCCCAGGACTTAAATGGTGCCCAGTGTTTGAGTTCTTGATCCTGTTTGATTTGCACTATCTTATCAGGTGGTGGTGTCTTTCTAGTGAGTTTGAATGTATCTTTACCTCGCACAAACTTAACATGAAAGATGGGTGTACCACGTTTGATATAGATACCGTCATCAATACGATGTGGAATGACACCAATAGGCAATGATCTCATCCATGATGACATAGGAAATGTGCCAGGCACCACACTGAATCCATGCTGTGCAACTGTGGGATGACCAGTATACTCTAACCACACATTCTTTGTATTAGTCCAAAACAATGTGTTGTATGTGATTTCTATCTCTGGCAGTTCATCATCCCACCAGTTAGGACCAATCGAAATCAGATCTTGTAGTTTATCTCCATGTGTATCTGATCCTATCATGCGATGCTCACTGTCGCACCTGAAGTGTAGATCAAATGGCATGTAAAATGTCCATCTATTCTTACACCACTCTTTGTGGGCAGGACAATACATGTGGTCATGAGACTTTATCCCATCATTGTATGCTGGTGTAGGTGGAACTTCATAGTCCTCAGCAAATGTAGGGATCTGATAGTCTTCGTCCCTCTTGGGAATCACAGATGTATAGTAAATATCTACTGCCATAATCTTGACGTATGTGGGTATACACCTTCCTTAACGCGGAAGTTAAAAGACACTGAGATGCGATCCTGGTCAGTATTATTCTGTGATACTGAGTGTGGTTGCCATGCAGGAAATAGCACCATCTTGTTGACAACAGGAGCGTAACTTACAGAGTCCCAGGTGATTTGATTGTCACCACGATTGCATGATGTGTATGCACCTAGAGAATGATAGAGGTGAGATGTTGTTGCATCTCTACGAATAGTGATAGAACCAGCATCACCTTCAGGCACATACAAATATACAACACCAGACAACACAGCACCAGGATGTGTATGTAATGCCATACGATCTCCTGGTGGAACTGTAATGAACCAGAAGTGATCCATCTCAGCATATGTATTCAGAGGACCAAAGTCTTGGAATGCTTCGTTTGCTTTATCCTCCACCTGTCTGACAAAACTACCAACAACACACTTACTGTCTCTGAACTGTGCACCAGTTAGATTCATTGATTCATAACTACCACCGTTCATCTTTTCAGTACGCATATAATCAACACTGAATGCAATCAGAGCATCAGTATCGACATTTACATCTTCATGCCAGACTGGTGTGGGAAATAGAAACTCAACATTCATTGATCTTCTTCACGATGCCATACATTATTTTATCATGGTTTTGTCTAGGTACAAAGTTGAATGAGATAGAGATACGTTCTGATTGTGTCTCACTTCGTTCAACTTTGTGTGGCAACCATGCTGGGAACATTATACACCTATTCTTGACAGGTGGGTACATAAACTGATTCCACAACCATGGTTCACCTTCACCTTCAGCAAAGTCTTGCATTGTTCCCACGGATGAGAAGTTAAATGCAGAGGAATGATCCTTCACAAATACAATCTTACCTGCGTCTTCTGGTGCAGTGACATAGTATGCACCAGAGATTACAGAACCAGGATGTGTATGAGTGACGTTGTAATCATTGCCATGATTGATATTGATCCACAGATTTGCCATCTCCACATGTGTACCTTGTGGTTCAAATCGTGCGTAGATTTGTGTTGCCATGTCTGTAAGATGATGAGCAAGTTTACCCAACTCATCATCCACAGTCAATAGATGTTCGCCATTGAAATCGGTGGACTGATATCCACCGACATTAGATCTAACTTGACCATCATATTCATCACGAATCTGATGGCATATTTCAGTTAGTTTATCAGTATCTAGATCAAAGTCCTGCCACCATACTGGTGTAGGAAATAACAACTCTTGATTTATCATCAGAGACCAGTATCAACCTTCGGTGCATCAACATCAGGTGCCCATTCTTCCAGTTCTTTATACTTCTCTTTGCCCCTACCCTTCGCTCTTACCTTAGGTGCTGGACGCTCAGGTTCAACAACATATGTGCGTGCTTCTTTACCCTCGATCTGAGTGTAGATGATATTCAGAGCATCAAGTGCACCCTCAATCTTTACAAGTTCATCGCGGAGGTTTTGGATCTCTCTAACATCAAATGTTACACCACTTCCCTGAGATGCAGGGTTGGCGAGAGTAGTATCCAGTTGACCCTTTGCTACAAGGTATTGTTCCATCTTGACTGCATGTTGCAGTGCAAGATTATCCCACAGTTCATCGATTGACGATACTTTAAGTTCTTCAGACATGACGGTTCTCAATAATCTTTTGGTTGTTTTTAAGGACGCTATGTGTATCTATATCAAACTTAGATGTCATATTATATGAGATCGCTGCTTCAAACATACGATCAGACTCATTAGCATCCTCGACTACATAGTCCCACTGTCTAAGCGATTTGCGAAGAATCGGCGTGACTTGGAATAGCGGTGTGCCTGCCTCAATGAGTGTTTCACCCTCTAACACATGCCAATAAAGTTGTGCATTGAGTTGTGGAACTCTTGTGGGATCAAAGATACCACTTGCTGCAGTGAATCGCTCCTCACCATTATATAGCACAGGGGACTGAATAAACACAATATCTTTTGGTGCCCACACTCTCCAGGTTGTACCCACCTTGATCACAGAATCCATACTGTGAGGTGGTGCAGATGCCTTTGCTTGTTTATCATCGTGGATCGTAATAAATCCATTGTCAGTATCAAGTAGTGTGGGTGCTCTCCAGTCTACACTAACACCATCACCATTTGTAATGATAACGAAGTCACACGGAGCAGGAATAATAAACCCCGTGTTACTCCATTGTTTCAATGCGGGACATTTGCTGGCATGTTGTTGTATAGCAGCAAACGGGCACTTTGACATCTTGCGTTCCAGTTTTTGTGCTGGATACACTGGATGGCAATCTTTTACACCTGGGAGAGTAGACCAGAACCTGATTGGTTTTCTCTTACGAAACAGCATAGATGGTGTCCCTCAAATACTCATAGGATGTAGGTAGTTTCTTGACGTATTCTAATGCACAATACATCTTGCTGTCAACGTCTCCCGACAGTCTATCTAGGGGAGGTTCACCAAACTTTTCGTAGGTAACAGTTTGCCCCTGTCCTCTAAGTGTAGCAAAATCATTCCCCGCTAGTACATACAATGTACCTGCCATTGATGCAGGAAACTCATGAGTTCTATACTTGTATGTTGTAAGTTCTCTAAATGTATTGTCCTCAGGACTGTTCATATGGAAATGATCCATACTGTAATCAATATCCTCGGTTACATATCTCCAGTAAGCAGAGTCACGACGTAGCGAGAAGGCATAGTGCCAGGACACAAATGTGGCAAATCCATCAATCTCACGATCAGCAGCACAGTTAAACATTGACTTCTCAATGCTACTAACTACACCATCTCTGGTCTGCAGTGTCTCAATCAAACGACGAATCTGTTCATGTACTGTCAACAATCCCGTGGATTCTAATGGTTCAATGAAACCATAGGACAGTCCAACTGCAACAACATTCTTATGCCATGCTTTCTCATGCTTGCCATTGCGTATATCAATGACGCGGAAGTCGTCAGGAACATTATCAAAATGATTGGCAAGATGTGATCTAAACTCCTGCTCAGCACCCGACTCATTCTGATACTTATCGCACCACACATATCCTGTGCCAGTTCTATTCCACAGTGGAATGTTCCAGACCCATCCATTAGCAAGTGCTGTACCATTTGTATAGTTCTGCACCTGAGTTTCTGGATCTGTATGTGGCACACGACAGACCGTTGCCTTATTATTTGGGAGGATATGATTGAAAGACTTGTGCTTGACACCCATCAATCCTTCCAGCAGCACAGATCCAAACCCTGTGCAGTCAATGAATAGATCTGCTTTTAGGAATACATTGGTATCAAGGAACAATCGTGTGATGTTACCTTGCTCATCATAATCCGCATCCATAACATGCCCTTGAACGTACTTGACGTTCTTACACACATTATTCTTCAACCATTGTCCGAACTTAATCGCATCCATGTGGTACGAATAGTCCTTATCCATCTCACCCCACATACCTGAATCGTCAATACGATTCTCTTCCATCAACCATGTGTTTCCATTCACCATTCGGGCGAATGTATTAGGGTGTGAGTATTTCTCAGGATAAGCATTGCGAAGCGCCCAGAAAGATACAAGTCCCCCAGGGAGAGCATCAGGATCAGGATCCACAAAAGGATAATCCCAGTGCGTATTGTCTTTCTTATAGAAATCTGTGAATCTGATTCCAACTTTGTATGTTGCATCGCATTCTTTCATCCACTCATGGTCTTCCAAACCAAGCAGATGTAGGTACATGTTTATATGCCCTAAAGTAGATTCCCCGACTCCAACAATAGGAACATCGGGGGATTCTACGAGGGTTACGTTGTATTCGGGAAGTAATCTTTCAAAGGCAGCGGCGGTCATCCAACCAGCAGATCCACCGCCTACAATAACAACATTACGAATCATACATTAGTTCCACTCGGGCATTGCATCTCTAGGAAGAATAGGTTCCTGATTAGGATCAAAGGGACAACCTTCACCCTCAACAACATACTCAATATAGA